GGCATTAACATTTAAAGTTATTTTGTTGGACGTAGAAAATCGATTGTGGTTAGCGTATGGTGGAAAGGCTGGAGGGGTTTTTTATACTCAAGATATACATGAAGCAGCACAATTTACAGACAATGTAGCAGTTAAAGATTTTTTAGAGACCTATGCACCGGGTGTCTTACTAGAACAGTTCTGGGTAACATATACTTAAAAAGAAATTAGATAAATGGCACAACTTACTTATAGTGGATCATGTATAATTCGCAGATTAGAAGACAGGACGTGGTGGGCTGGTCAGGAAGCTGGATGGACTGAAGATAGAAACTCCGCAATTGTCTTCCAGGATCTTCAGGATGCTAGTAACGAAATTGAAAATAACATTGAAGGGTCTCCAGGTCAATTTATAACTATCTACTGGCAAAACCTGGTTCAATACGTAGAATAATGAAACACATAAAGAAGTATAACCAATTCAAAGGGGTTAGAGTTCTGGGAAGATCCACTTATGCCAAAGGAAGCCAAATCTGCGCTAACATTCCAAACCATTCCAGGTTATAAAATCAAAAGGCTATGAGAAAAGCAAAACTACTGGTAATAGCAATACTTTCAATACTCCTAATTGCATCGTGTACGCGCTATAGGTATCATAAGCATATAAAGCAAAGAGGTTCTATTCCACAATCTAAGTATTAGTAGTAAACAATCGCGTTTGCTCAAACAATCAAAGGTCAGCACATGGAGCACACTAATCAGACAAGCAAGCACAAACCACTAACAAAACCCCAGGAGCCCCAATGGATATTCCTGTATTGGGATGAACCACCGCTACAGCCTCAAAGTGCTCAAAACGACCCTCAACCCTAACCACCACGCCATGCTCAACAACCCAATAGACCGGCTAGTCCTAACAGGTATCTCAATACTCCTAATCCTGTATGGAATCGCGTTGACAGTAAGGATCCATTAATTAATCGCGTGGATAACCTCCATAGCTAATACTATCCGTATACCCTAATACTCTCGTTATCGTACCGTCTACCAGTCCTCGCAGCTGCGCAGTCTGGTAATCCCTAATCTGGCCTTCCGGTTACCGTTCCAGATGTAGTGGATATATACTAGCCTTTTTAGGCTCTAGGGCTATCTAGATCGGCTAATTTACCTCACCTTACCCAAATGCCTTAACTGACAACTATCCTCCTTTACCCACGTAAGCCCATGTCACAGGGGTCAATCCAAATCCGGCCGTGAAGCGTGACACCCAATGGCTATCCCCAAATACGACGGCTAGTATTACTCGTAGTACAGCTAGACTATGTAGATGTACACTTGATAGGAAATCCCCTGTAGTAGCGAAGGGACACCGAGAAAAAAATGAGCCCTAGAGAGAAAAAAGTTGCCCAAAAATTTTTTTTTCCCAACAATTTGTTTTATATTTAAATATAACAAAAAACAATTAAAAACGGAACAATGGTAAACTACTCTGACAAACCACAACTCGCACAGGACCTCAACGAATCAAATGACTGCTTCGTCCGCGCCCTGGCTATCTCTGCTAATATTACTTACAACGAAAGCCACGGTATTGCCGAGGAACTGTTCAACCGTAATGTCGGTGAAGGTACAGAGAACGTGGAGGCTACCATCCGCTCTAAGGAAGGCCGCAACTACTTCGCACACCGCCACCTCCAATTGGAAGACGTCAACCATACCTATGTCCGCCGAGACAAAAAGGTACATGCTCTGAACATCCGCGGATTCTACAACCGCTACGGTAAAGGAAGCTACCTGGTATTGGTCAACAAACATGCCCTCGCAATCGTTGATGGTGTTATCCAGGACTGGGAGTCCGCTAAGAAACACATTGGCCGTACGGTGGAAGCTGCCTACCGCGTAAAGAACCTCCGTCAACAAACACTCTTTGCCTAATGGAACTACTTACCGCAATATGGAACGACTGGTATATGACGGTACCACTGTGGATCATAATCTACATCAATTGGATCTCATACCGCGACCCTAAAGAAAATTGTTAATAACTTTCTCACAGAAAATTTTCAAATTCGGACAAAATAGTTTATATTTATACTATACAAAATTAAACGGATATGGTACAAAAAACAAATAACTTCCAGGTCGAACTCCGCAATGACCTACTGATGATCAAAGACAAAAGCGGTAACCTTCTCAAAGCTACTACTGTTCCTGTATGGAACGCGGTTGAAAAGTTCAACGAGATGGTAAAGAGAGTAAAGGAAATCGAATCTAAAAAGTAAGACAATGGCAAAAACGGAAAAACTGCAAAGTAGACTTACACAGATCAACAAAGTACAGTACGCTGATGGTCTGTTCGATGCTCACAAAACAGGTACCCCACTAGACGGTCTATTCTCAATCGACGGTGGTGTTCCTAAAGCAACCAACTGGATGGTGGTTGGCGATCCTGGTGTTGGTAAATCAACCGTTACACTGGATATCATTGCCAATGCACAGAAGAATGGTTCAAAGGTACTCTTTATCTCGGCTGAAATGAACCAGGTGGATCTGTACCTCTATGTACAACGCTATCCTAAGTTTGGTAACCTGGATATCTTCTTCCCCCAGGAACTTGCTGATGATGAAGACCCTCGCCGTGTACTTAACGAGATCCTGGATACCGGGTACGATCTGGTACTAATCGATAGTTTCATTGAACTTCAACAAACTATCCGTGAACACGCACACATGACGAGTAACGGATCAGAGAAGTGGTTATTGGATATGATGTACAAACAGAACCTTGGACAGAATGCGGCAGGTACCTTTACCTCCTTCCTTAATATCCAACAGGTCAACAAAGGTGGTACATTCGTTGGATCTAACAAACTAAAGCATATGACCACCGGGATGATGGAAATCCGATTTGTGGATGAACGCACCCAGGATGAACGATACGTGGTATTCTCTAAGAACCGCCGTGGCCATGTTGGCAAACAAATGTTCTTTGACCTTTCGGCTGCCGGAGATGTAGTATACGATACTGAACGATTCAAGAAAGCCGAATCGCTGAAGCAATTGAAAAAGAAAGAAAAGGAACTGATCAAACAGGAAGGCCTTGAATTTGACAAACTGTTTGGATTAGGTGGTAACGATGAGGTTACTGAGTAAAATTGTTAATAACTTTTGTGAAAAAAGTCCTAGAAAACCTTTCAATTCCCAAAAAATTGTTTTATATTTATACTATACAAATTAATTAAACGGATATGGATATTACAACAATCGACTTCAATGGAATGACAACCGAAGAACTGAAAACTCTTCGTAACCGCATTACCTCTGTACTTAACTACCGCTTCGGCGACGAACTCGCAATGGCTAAAGCCCAATTGTATATTGGAGCCGTTTGTAAAGTGGATCACCCTAAAGCCCACGGTAAACAATTCCGTGTAGTAAAGATCAATCCTAAGAACGTGGTCTGTTCGGAATTAGGCAATGGCCGTAAATGGACAATCACCGCCTCAATGTTGCAGGTAATCGGATAAATACTATAGGTGAGAAAAAACCTCATCGCTAGGAAAAAACACTGAAACAAACCAAGTAAAAAAGCATATAAAAATAAACAAAGATATGGCAAATTTAACAACCCTTTCTAACACCGCATTTGAACAGGCTAAGAAAGAAGCTATTGGAAACGAACTGATGCGTAAGGAAATCAGTCTGTCTGAATTTAACGTGGTGGATAACAACCACATTGAAATTGATGGAGTCCGCATCGAGGTAACGGATAAGGCATTCGGTAAACTACTTGGCCGCCTCCGTATTCCTAAGGCATTCGCAAAACGCTTCTCTGAAGGCTTCGGTAATGACGGTTTGCGTCAATTGGTAACAATGATGAAAACCATGAAGAGTAACCACAATGACCAAACGGTTACACTATTGGTGGATCCATCCACTCGTAAGATTACCGATATCCTGCCTGCAGGGTATGCCGCTATCTCAAACGAATCGTTCTTTGACTTCGCAACCCGTTATATTGACCAATATGGTCTGGGAGTAACCCACGTTGGATCTAGTCCATACGGTGGAGCCCAAATTAACTGCGTATCTAAGGATGGTATGTTCCATGTACCGGGTATGTCCAATGAGGTATTTAATACTGGTGTTACCTTCCGCAATACTCCAACCAATGGATTGCAGGTATCCCCTTACCTCAGCCGACTGGTCTGTACCAATGGTATGAGTTCTACCCAATTCGCTGAAACCTTCGGATTGCATCAATTCACGGATAAGAATATCAATGAATTCAATGAACATATGATCCGTATGGCTTCTACAGGATTCCAACCAGTTGGATTGGCTGATACTATTAAGAAAGCCCACAATACCGACGCGAGTTTGGCTGAAATGCAAAAAGCCATATCGGCTATTATGACCACGGATAAGGCTGTGGACTACGACTATATCCAAAGGTACATTCCAATTGACCGCGCAATGAAAGCCTACGATATGGCAGGTGCTGACCCGGCTACCTTTACCGCTAACCAACTAAAGAATGCCAAGTCTGGTATGTCTGTCTGGGATGTTGTAAATGGTATGACCAATTTTGCATCTAACGATACCAGGTATAGTATCGATGATCAGAAGATGGGAAATCTAATGATTACTGCTGGTAATATACTGACCAAGAAACAATACGATACCGAAGGACTACTCCAGGTAGATCCATTCGCTAACCGTAGCCTTCTGACCGAAGCTGAAGCTGCTCGTGTCCGAGGCGAAGCATAAATCCAGGTTTTTCCGTTTACCCCTGGTAGGGACCGCTGTAATGGTGGTCCCTTTTTTGTGCCCAAAATACCCATCTAATAGGAAAACCCCTGCGTGGCTGAAGACCCAATCCGGGTATCCGGGTAAACCGGGTGCCCAAATAGGCCCAAAATACACACATTTAGGCACATCTAGAACGGTCCTCTAGAGCAGCCCCCTAGAAGGACCGTCTAGAGCCCATTATTTCACACTATTTCCGGGCTATATCGGCCCAAAACGCCTAGTAGTTTGCAAAAGGACCCAAAAACACCCAAAAAAGAGGCTCTAGAAGGCCCAAATACCGCCTATATGGTAATATACGGTAATAGAGCCAAATAGTGACAATCCTCAGCTAACCTATCTACTACCATAGTAGCTACAACCATCCCCTAGTACCGTATACCGTATACCATATAAAAGGCTAATCCTACATCTAACGGATCTACCCCTATACGGTATAAACAGTATTACCGGTCTAATCGCGGATCCGCCGTAGTTGTGGTAGTCCGGGGTGGTTATGGCCCTGGAGTACCCTAAGAGAATAATTCCCTCTAAGTGTATTTTTCTCTTGCCGCCGGAATGTGGGTCCGGGCCCATGGGCAGCCGCAGACCAAAAAATTCCAGCCGGAATTTCCAGACCCTCCAGAAGTGTGAGTAACCGGACATGTGATCTTAGCTCATTTCTAGTCTGGAAAAAAACTAGCCTGAAAAAACCGTGTGCCGCGAAGTGCCCACTCACCTAGCGGACCCGGTCCGCAGACTACCCGCGGCTATCCCCTGGTAACCTAGGGTAACTTTTTTCTCTGGTCCCTTTCAGTTTTCCCGTAGACCTGTTACTATTATACTGTAATTACCGCAAAGGAATACCTTATGAAACTCTTATTCTGTAAACAGTGTAACGATATATTCCGGTTATACGTAGACCATCCCAAGACCTGCCACTGTGGCAAGACGGTGGGACAATACGAGAAGGATGGACTACACGCCTGGTACCGCGGTCCTGCCGTTCCCCTCGGGTTTGCGAATAGTTCATTCGTTATGGCCTTACAGTTCCAACCGGATGGTCCAGGGTTAGGTAAGGATTTCCACGCGTTTGTTATTCCAAAGGAATGCGATACGTTTGTGAAACAAGATAGGAATACTACCGTATAATAACTATATACATACCATGAAAAAGTTTTTTGAACAATCCCTCTATCTCTGCATGAACTGTGTGGTTTGGGGACTCTCTGCAATGCTCCTTTGGGGAGTAACTCTGGCTGCCTTCCACATACTGGGTATACCGGTTCCGCAATGGTTATTTCCGGTCTAGGGGAACTATGTGCTGCAATGTGCGACCGCCACTAGAAATATGTGCTGAACACTAGAAGTCTACTAATATCTAAATAAACCTCAACTTAATTTTTTAATCTTTAGAAACCATGCAAATGGATACTATCTTTGTTAAGGCGCCGAAAGCCGGCGAAATGGTAAAGCTGTGGAGCTTGCCTACAGGAACAGTGGTTATCCGCGAAGGTCTTAGACTGGACGGAGGGAAACTTGTTGGACCTTTTACTATAACTAAACAGGCTGGTGCGGCCACCTTTGGAAAGACCTCGTGGGATTATGAATTCCACCTGGATGCTTCACTGGAAGTTACTGTGGCCTAACACTTGCGGCCGGTTCCTTAGACCACTACACCGGTTACTGGGTCTTTGGATTTAGTACGAGAGTACACGGCCTCATCCACCCTACACACTCTACGAGTTCTGCACCTCTACAAAATTTTACATAGGTGCTATCAACATGGGAATGTAGCTCAGTTGGTTAGAGCAGGACTCTTATACAGTCAAGGTCAATGGTTCAAGTCCATTCATTCCTACAAACTCGTGTGTGAGGTAGCTTCTTTAGCTCAGTTGGTTAGAGCATCTGACTGTTAATCAGAGGGTCCTTGGTTCGAGGCCAAGAAGAAGCGCAAATGGGAGTATCGCATAGCGGCTATTGCAGCGGACTGTAACTCCGCCGTCGTAAGACATCCCTGGTTCGAGTCCAGGTGCTCCCACAAAAGCGTCCATGATGTAATGGTAGCATAACGGTCTCCAAAACCGTTCGTCTAGGTTCGAGTCCTAGTGGGCGTGCAATATGGTTCCTTAGCTCAGTTGGTTCAGAGCATCTCGTTTACACCGAGAAGGTCCTTGGTTCGAGCCCAAGAGGAATCACTGTGACTGTAGCTCAGATGGTTAGAGCGTCGGATTGTGGTTCCGAAGGCCGTGGGTTCGATCCCCATCAGTCACCCTAAAGTTTTTTCCTTACGGATAATTGAACAAACTCTTTTGCTGATGTAGTAAAAGAAGTCTCTAATGATAGACCTTCCTTAAGTTGGAGATGTGCATACACACTAGTAGGGGTTTTGTAGAAACCGTTTCTTGGTAAAGGTCCTAGTAACCAAAACGGTGCAACACCTAATCTTAAGTGGTCGTTAACCTGGTATTCAATCTGAGTTAGTCTTACTCTTACCTGGGCATTCATTTGATATGTGGAATCTTCTCCCTTATATGAAACGGTATTGAAGAGATTGACTAGTTCTACTCTAGGACCAAATAACCACCTACCTTCTGTAAAAGTTTTTTCAACACTTATTGATAGTGAGTTATAGTAAGATACATTAGCTGACATTTCTACTGCCCAGCTTTCTGAAGTATCTTTGGACTGTCCTAATACAAACGAGAAGAACAAACAGAGTAAGCATGTTAAAAAACTTTTCATAAGGCTTTTCTTTATCTATTGAAGAATGAGACAGCTATACCTACATATAATGTAATATGACTGTAAACTAAATGAGGGTTAAGCAATATAATAATAAATCAAACACAGTTTGGTTTAGCTTAAGAAACACAGACCGACCTTATTAGACTATTATAATGCCAGTACCTACATTAGATGAACATATTCAGATTCAAGAAATCTTAGCAGAAGCCCGTGCATACGGTTTACAACACGAAGTAAATGAATGGGCCGATAAGTTCATGGATGAATCACCAGAGCTAACTCCACTTGAGGCTTATGTAATGGCATTCAATGAGTGGATTAAATAAACTAAAATAATTGTATTATGATCACAGAAGATAAAAGCATTCTTAAGGAAGGTAAAGTACTTATTGACTTTTGGGCTGAATGGTGTGGCCCTTGTAGAATAATGAAGCCAACTGTTCAAGGGTTTGCAGAATCTCACCCAGATGTAAATGTATACTTTTGTAATGTTGATGAAGACTCTGAAATGGCAGCAGCATTTGGGGTTAGATCAATTCCTACATTGGTTTATTTAGAAGATGGTGAAGTAAAAGGTCGTAAGGTTGGTAATGTACCACCTGCAATTATTGAGGAGATGGTTAACTTCAGTGCTTAATATGCCTATCTTACAATACATAATGATTTATTTCCTAGTTGGTGCAGTGTGTGGGTTCTGTATAGAATTCATTATGCATCGTTTTAAAATGAATGAAGATACAACAATAGGCGAAAGAATTCTTTGGGTTTCTTTATGGCCATATTTTGTTCTTGCCTTTCTCTATGGCATGATGAAAGATGATTAATTTTTACTAATACTCTTTCAGAACATACATCCACTTGTTATAATTATTCTGAATTAATTAAATAACAGATGAAAGATAATTTAAGTTCTATCGCTGCCGCCTTTCTATTATTGATTGGTGCATTGCTAATCGGTCTTATCATGGCCTATCCCATGATGTGGCTATGGAATACCTGCCTAGTACCTGCAGTTACATTTGCAAGCCCTATTACATTTTGGCAAACCTGGGGATTATACATTCTTACCCAGTGGTTCTTTACTAAATCAACAACAGCAAAATACAAAAAAGATTAACCGAATGGCCGGGTGGTGAAATTGGTATACACGAGGGACTTAAAATCCCTTGGACTGAAAGTCCGTGCGGGTTCGAGCCCCGCCCCGGCTACCAAGTGGGGAGTTACACAATACGCGTTGGAACTATGTAACTTTAAAATAGAACCCCACGATATGCGCCGTTAGCTCAGTTGGATAGAGCATCTGCCTTCTAAGCAGACGGTCTCAGGTTCGAATCCTGAACGGCGTACTAAATTTTAAACACATGAGTAAATTTGAAAAAGGACAGAAGGTAACATGGATCAAAGAGATGGCCGTTGTTCCCCACCCGGAAGGGAAAACAGATCGTAAAGGAAATGTACTTCCAGTATTTCGTGACAAAGAAATGACAGGTACTATTGTAGGACCTTGTAGTAAAGGGTATGTCGTTAGACCTGATGGTAATCATAAACTGCCACACGGTATGGAAAGGTATTATGACATTACAGTTGAAACGGAAAAACTAAAAGCAATTTAAGAAATGGAATTCGACGTTTTAGACTCACGAGAAGTTTGGTGGCAAACCACTAACGAGTATGAACTCAGATTTGATGACGGCGAGGTTAAACAATACCGGGCATCTGAAAATCCTAAAGGTACTGAATTCTTTGTACTAACCAGTGATGGCTGGGAAGAACTAGAAGATGCAGATGAATATGATGATGCCTTTTATGAAGCATGGTCTGAAGGAGAGTTAAACTAACTCTTCTTTTTCCGTATAATAATAAATTGCTGCTATCAACAAAAAAAGCAATAACTATATGGAAACATTTTACTTTCTCTCAGGTGTATGTGCAGTTATCATTCTTATGATGGTTGTGGGTACGTTTGTAAACTACAGAACAATAGGTCGCTTGAGAAACGAACTTAATGATGCATTTGATGCAATTGACAATTTAGCAAAAGACTTAGAAAATGATCTAGGTCGCGCCGAAGAAAGCTTGGACTCAAACATTAACATGGTAGAGAAAAGCCTAACAGACGAAGTCAACGAAATTTATCGTACCCTTGATTCCAGGTTAGATAAGTTAACTGATGGCGTCTCAAAACAAATCGCAAACATTTACACGGAGTGTGAGTGTTTAACAAAGGGGTCAAAATAAACTAAACCAAGATAGCAGCAATGCGGGAGTAGCTCAGTTGGTAGAGCGATAGCCTTCCAAGCTATAGGTCGCGAGTTCGAACCTCGTCCCCCGCTCAAATAAATAAAGTATGATAATAATTAAGAAAGGGCCAAAGGATTCAATTGATAAGATGCTTAAGAAGTATAAGCGTAAGTCTATTCGATGCGGATTGCTTAAACAAGTTAGAGAAAGGCAAGAGTACGAAAAGCCTTCATCCGTAAAAAGAAAGAAAAAGGCAAAGGCGGTTTATCGTCAGAAGATTAATTCTGATAGAGAAAAAAGATCGTAGAAAATTTTCAATTCCCAAATTAATTTGTTATATTTAAACTATAAACAACTTCAATTATGGATAAAGACATTGTAATTTTTGACCTTGATGGTACCTTGGCTGATATTGATCAGCGGAGAGAGATTTCCACCAAAGACAATGGCAAGATGGACTGGGGCAAGTTTTTTGATCCTACTAACATTTCATTGGACCAACCAAACATTCCAGTAATTAAGACGGCTCAAGCGTTGGCTGACCAAGGTCTTAAAATTGTTATCTTTTCTGGTAGGAGTAAGGCAACCAAGGATGCAACCAAGGATTGGTTAAATCAATTTGGAGTACCGTTTTCTGTTCTTAAGATGAGACCGACCGGTAACCAATTTCAATTTATGCCTGATGATAAACTGAAGAAGATGTGGTTGGATGATCTTTTCCCTGGGGATACTAAAGACCGAATTCTTTGTATCTTTGATGATAGGCAAAAGGTCGTGGATATGTGGAGAGATAACGGTCTCTCTTGTTTTCAAGTTGCACCCGGAGATTTTTAATCATGGTAAAATTTACATCACAGGATATGAAGCTGCTCGAGGTCTATAAGAATAGATATGTGAGCTTTGGCTTAAGGGAAGGGCAGTCATATATGAATGCTCTATATGACATTAACCCCTCTCTTTATGAGAAGGCATCAGGAACTGATGCTGATTGTTTTTATGTGGATGATAACATCCCGCAATTCCTAAATTTTCTAAATGATGATAACGACTAAAAAATTGTACCGAGGTAATGGGTACATTGGTGGGGTATGTGCTGGGCTCGGTGAGTGGAGTGGAGTACCTGCAATCTTATGGCGAATTCTTTTCTTGTTTGTCGCCGGTAGTTTTTGGGCCTATCTATTACTGTGGGTCTTCGTTGAACAAAAAGATTAAGTTATGTTTTATAAGTGGGACGAAAAAGAACTGCAGTTTGATAAAGTATGTATGAAAAGAATAACTCTTATTGTAATCACGCTTTCAGCAATCATACTTCTTGCAGGTTACCTTGTGGGAACGTCTGTTAAAAAGGAAACTGTAGTACAAGAGTTTACTGAGGCTGAGCAGGTTGTACTTATTCAGGAAATTGATACCTTTAGCCAAGAGGCTTTGGTGATTATGCTAAAGGAACTTAATGTAAAATATCCTCATATAGTATTGGCCCAGTCTATTGTTGAAACTGGTCATTGGACTAGTCACATCTTTTTGGAGAATCATAATCTCTTTGGTATGAAACAGGCTCGTCGTAGAATTACCACAGCAGATGGTACCTCCAGGAATCATGCTTATTATGGTCATTGGAGAGAATCCGTGTATGATTATGCATTTTACCAATGTAGGTATTTGTCTAAATTAGACTCAGAGGAAGAGTATTTTCAGTATCTCGGTTCAAGCTATGCGGAGGCACCTAATTATATAGGCTCATTAAAGACAGTGATCAAAAGAGAAAACTTAAAAGATCTATTTGATGAGTAAGGCTTTTTGTCTAGGCGTGTGGAAAACAGGTACTACTTCGGTAGGTAAGGCTCTTAATCAATTGATAGGTGGTTATCATGATGGTAATACTGATTGGTCCGATCATAGAGCACTTCATCTTAAAAATATAGTAGATGGAAATACTTCAAAGATTGCTAGTCTTAATCATCTAATAAGTAGATATTCAACCTTTGATGATAATCCTTGGAATAGATCCATGGTAATTGAAGAACTTAAAAACTACAAAAAATACAAATACATACTTACTACGAGGGATCCTGACGAATGGCATTATAGCGCATATTCATTTTATCGTAAGAAAATGGAAAGAGGAGAGCTTAGTGGTTTTGATATTTGGAGTTTGTATCAAGCTGAATTCAAATGGGTGTTAGGTGATTCCGTTGATCTGACACAAGTAGTTGAAGATGATTTTTCAGGAATGGTTAAACATAAATCATTTTGGGTTGATTGGTTTAACCAAAGGAATGAAAAGGTTAAAGGGATGTTTAAAGGTAATCTATTAGAGTACAATATATCCGATGGGTTAGGTTGGGAACCTTTATGTAATTATCTTGGTAAAGAGATTCCAACAAAACCTTTTCCAAGACTTAATAGCCAAAACTAAAAAGGAACCTTAAGGTTCCTTTTTTATCTCTTCATCAGATTCTACTATGTAGTCATATTTAAGTAAGATAGGTTCTATTGCCTTTTGGACTGCATCTTTTATTTCATCTCTCATCTTAGCATTTGTAGATGGACCAAATGCAGCAGGAATCATTTTAGAAAGGACATTCCTCATAAAGATCTTTACCTTTTCGTTAACCTCACCTTCGCTAAGGTTTGAAGTTTTCCAGTGTGGGCTTTGGTTATCGCCACGGGTAGGGTGTACATCATTAAAGCCTTGATACTCAGGAGTACCAAATGCATTAGTTTCTACACCAGCCATTTCATCCCAGTAATTCTTAAAGTCTTTTACCGTTCCTTTATAGTGGCGGATTCTACTCAGGTCTTCTCTTTCTTGGTTATCCATTATTTGCCGTATTTCTTTTTAAGATCGTGTATAGCAGTTTGTACCTTTAACCCTTCAAGATCAATCTTATCCATTTTAATCTTTAGTTCATATAAAGCAATTGCAAAGTTATCACCACGATCTTGTGCTGCTCTATATCTTTGGATATTTTCCTGTTCTCTTTTCTTTAACCTTTGTGCCGCTGCGCTAGGATCAAACTCGTAATCACTTGCCTCGTTTAGGTATTCGTTAAATGTAGGTAAACTCATAATTAAAATGTATTGTCCATTATCATTACCTGTACGGCATCCTTTACCATGTTAAGGTTAACCCCAGGCTTAAGCATTTTAGAACTTGCAAGATTATCAACAATAACCCCTGCTAAGACTTTAGCCCCAGCGGGTTTGTTTCTTCCAGCAATACCAACCATTGCTTCATTAGTTGCACCATAGGCTTCGCATGCTTCATCGATCTTTTTATTAATTAGATCCTTTGCTTCTTTAACATAACCTTCTGCCGTATGTTCGGGGTTATCGTTAGCTTCATGAGCATATGCCTGTTCGGCTACCTTATTACAAGTTTCATCTAAGGTAGGTCCTACAAAGGCATCCATGTTATACCCGGTGTTAATATTTCTACCACTTGCCCCAAATGAGGTTGAGTTATTTGTACCAAACCCAACAGGAACAAAATCTTCAAACATTCTAATCTTATCCATTACTTTTTTGATTTTTTTATATATTCATAAACTAAGTAAGGTTTCCACATATAAAAATAAACCATAGAATATGTCAGACTTTTTTAGAACCGTAATGGGCCGCAAATTTTACGAGGCAGATATTCCTAAATTGACTAATGCATTAGAAAGAATTGCAAATCAAATGGAGGTTGCTAATAAATTGGAAGAAAAGAAAATGCTCTTAAATGAAAAATTAGCAAAGCTTCAAATGAAAGAGATCAATGAAAACCGAAGCAGTAAGTAAAGAAGACTTTCTTAAAGCCTTAGATAAAGGTAAGAAATGTTATCTTAGGAAACCTAGATCATGGCAAAAGGTTTGGTATTGGTGGGAGATAGATAAAAAGGATCCTACTGAAAGATGGTTCATGAACATTTACCGATCCGATAAAAAAGGTAAAGAAAACTTTGATCAATCAAGTTGGATAATCGCAAAAGACTTAGACACCTGGCTTAATCATGCAGAACGAGAAGGCTACAAATATTACATACATGAATAATCTTATACTTGCTTTTTTACTATTCTTTGCAGGACAATCTCTTATATGGTTTCAATCAAACGGACAATTCGTATGGCCTTGGTTTAAAGAAAATCCTTGGACTGTATCTATTATCTTTGGTACTGTTGCAAGTTACATATTCATTAAAGCAACAGAGGCCGTGTACACACACTTTAATGGTGTTTTGTGGCCTGGTAGGTTTATAGGTTTCTCTAGTGGTATCGTAGTCTTTGCCGCATGTACCTATATCTTTATGGGCGAAGGAATAAATGCAAAAACAGTAGTGTCATTAATTTTGGCTATCGCATTAGTGTGCGTGCAGATATTTTGGAAATGAAAAACCCATATCACATATTAGGTGTTCAAGAAGGTGCTTCGGATGCTGATGTAAAAAAGGCATATAGGAAACTGGCCAAAGAGCACCACCCTGATAAAGGTGGAGACGATGCTAAGTTTAAAGAAATTGCAGAAGCATATGATATCTTAAGTGATCCTAAAAAGAAATCACAATGGCAAAATAGAACAACCTTTGGTGGTGGTTTTGATGAACAATTCTTTGAAGATTTTTTACGTAACCAAGGTTTTGCCGATGCGTTTAATTCAAGGTACGGTTGGAATCAAAACGGTAAAGGCCAAAATGTAACCGCACAGATACATGTTACTTTAGAGGATTCATACTATGGATCAAGTAGAGAAATAAGATTAGGACTTAAGACAGTATCGGTTAACATTCCTAAGGGTGTAAAACATGGGCAGAGATTAAGACTTAAAGGGTTAGGTCAAAAGGGAATGACAGAAGACTTACACGGCGACCTCATCTTAACTATACTGATAGTTGATCATTCCGATTATATGTTAGATAATAGAGGTTTACATAAGATGCATAAAGTAAATCTGTTTGATGCATTACTTGGCGGAAAATCCACTATAGAAGTTTTTGATAAGAAGATAATATTTTCAATACCACCCGGTACACAAAATGGTACAATGTTAAGATTACAAGGTAAAGGGTTTCCAATCTATAATCAAGATAGATGTGGTGATTTATATGTTAACATCATGGTTGATTTACCTAATGATTTGACCGATGAGGAGATCTCTTTAATTAAACAAGTAAAAGATAAAATAGATGAACGCAAAGGATGAGTTTCTAAAGGCTATTTTGGCTAATCTTGAAATGTATAATTGGGATGAGTTTATGAACTTAAGCTATAACCTTTTAGTAAGTTTTCCACAAGACGCAATAGATCATAATGTTGATAAAATTGCAAAGGTTGAAAACATTGACAAAATGATTAAGCATTTTGAGAATAAAGAAGAGTTTGAAAAGTGTGCTGCTTTACAAGAGTTGAGAGAAGTCATAGACAAAAATTGTTAATAACTTTTTAAAAAAAGTCCTAGAAAAATTTTCAATTCCCAATTATTTGTATTATATTTATACTATAATTAATTAATCGGAATATGGAAAATTTGACAAAAGACCTTAACTATCTGCAATCCTTCCTGGATGAAATGAACGAATCATCCTCAGGTAATCATAAGATTGCTACTATCCGCAAACATACTGATAACGAATTCCTTAAGAAGGTCTTTCACTATACTTATAACCACTTTAAGAAGTACGGAGTTCATACAAGAATTCTGAAGAAACACCCTGACTTGGTAGCACCTACCAATAACTACCCTGACCTTTTCCAATTGTTGGACAACCTGGCAGATAACAATCTAACTGGTCATGCTGCTATCATGGCGGTTAACTCATTCGTTAACCAACTTCCAACTGACCAACAAAAATTGGTCCACTATATTTTAGATAGAGACCTTCGTATGGGAGCCTCTATTACTTCAATCCTTAAAGTACATCCTAACATTGTTCCAGTGTTTAAGGTGGCATTGGCAAATCCTTACTCACCAAGCCGAGTGGATTTCGTAAACGAAAGCTGGTACGGTTCACGTAAGTTGGACGGTGTCCGTTGTATTTGCCGTAAAGAAGGTAACACTGTAACTTTCTATTCAAGGAACGGTAAAGAATTCCTTACCTTGGATCGCATCGCCGATGAGGTACTTAAGGTGCCTGGTAACTTTATCATGGATGGAGAAATCTGTTTAGTAGACCAAAACGGTAATGAAGACTTCCAAGGTATTATGAAAGAGATCCGCCGTAAGAATCATACAATTGAAAATCCTAAGTTCTTTGTATTTGACTATCTAACCCTCGAGGAATTTGATAATCATAGTGGTACCACTCCGTTGTCTACAAGGCTTCGCAATGGCTATGACAATCTTCCTGAAAACATTAACTCTGACCGATTGGATTTTCTACCTCAAATGGAAATTAATACCGAGGAAGAATTTACTGAAATGGCCAAAGATGCTGAGATTAATGGATTTGAAGGTATCATGGTCCGTAAAGATATCGGATATGAAGGTAAGAGAAGCCATAACCTTCTGAAGGTAAAAAAATTCCATGACGAGGAATACACGGTATTGGAATGTGTCAATGGTACTATCCGATGGACTGAGGATGGACAACAGGTAGAAAAAGACTGTCTAAGCAGTATCATTATTGAACATAAAGGTTACCGAGTATCGGTAGGATCTGGTTTCTCAAAGGAACAACGAGAGTATTACCTTACTCGCCATGATGAACTCATCGGTAAGACTGTAACGGTTCAATACTTTGAAGAAACTCAAAACCAAATGGGTGGCTATTCCCTCCGCTTCCCGGTTGTAAAACACATATATGAGAACGGTCGAGATTGTTAATCACTCTCTGCTATCTCACCTCTAGGGGGGAGAACACAACTTAACCGATAAATATTATATATGAAGCTATATGAAGGATACAACAAAAATAAAAGCATCACCATATTTGACGTGGATGATACCCTTGTTGTAACCAAGAGTAAGATAAAGGTTTATAACCCTAAGACTGGTTTCTCTACGGAGCTTACACCGCAAGAGTTCAATACCTTTCAACAAAGACCTAATGACAAGATGGATTTTTCGGATTTTCAAAATCCTAATATTCTTAAAGGTGGTCTGATCATTGAATGGGTATTTGAAATTTTAAAAAGAACAATTGCAAAAGGTCAACCTGTAGGTATTATAACTGCTAGAGATAGTGCCGACCTTATCTATGATTTTCTCTCACATCATGGGGTTCATATTGATCCTCAATATATCTTTGCAATTAATGATCCTAGTTTAGGCTTCACAGGATCTACCGCAGAAAAGAAAAAAGAAGCCTTTATGAAATTCGTATCAATGGGATTCAGAAACTTTAAGTTCTTTGATGATGACAAAGAAAATGTTAACATAGCCAAAAAATTGGCAAGAGAGAATAAGGACATAAGAATGGATGCCACATTAATCAAACAAAAATGGATTCCAAAGTTCAACGACTTCAGTTAAAGTTAGATGTATTTGTAAATATTTTAACGAATATCAAAAACCTCTCTAATTCTTCAACTACAAAGGTTGGGTGCATGGCATTAAGAAAAGATTTTAGTAAAATTGCCAGCTTTGGATATAACGGATCTTATAGTGGTGCTGGTATTAATGATGAAACCGGAACAGAGGAAGATTCATTAGTACCTGGTGAAAGTGGGTTTATCCATGCTGAGGTTAATATGATTGCTAAATTCAAGGAGTATGATCCTGAAAATTACATTGTTCTATTGACACTTTCACCGTGTAAAATGTGCACAAAGATTTTAGTTAATGCAGGTTTTAAACATGTTTATTGGCTAACCGACTACCGTGATACTGATCATCTTTCAATTTTTAAAAACGTAGGAGTTACTTCAGGTAACATTCAAAACCTATTAAGTGACTACCATTCCATAAAGGGTTGAATATATACAAAAAAGTATATTCCCATTGGTAGTTGAGGCTCTTACATTTAAATTAGCAATAGACTTTTTTAGATATCTCTCCAAGAATAAGATTAATCTTGAGAATACTAGACTAAGCTATTATGACCGCATTAAGCGAGAGTATGTAGGTTACTCTTCCATAGCTGATATGCAATCTTACTTTGATGAAAATTATCTTATCTTAGATAATTGCGTTTTAGGAGACCTGGTTTCAATTGAGACCTTTGGTATAAGTAGTGATGTATATGATTTTAACACTGGTTACATTGGTACTGACGTTACTTCAAATTATAAACTAGTTTCAGGCTCTTCTTATGATATAGAAAGAAATAGCCAATGGTTAATACTTAAGAATAGACAAATAGGATTAGTTAATAATGCAGTTGCTGATTATCTTAAGTTTTATAATGAAATAAAAATGATCTATGTTACAGGTATTTACTCTCCGTGTTATGCGGTGCCTGGGTGGTCTCAGAATACTTGGTATCTAAAGTCTTTAAGAGAAGGGTTACTTAGAACAGACCCGGTTGATCAATTTCCTTATGATAATACTAAGATAGAAAAAGAACCGCCTGCTTAATAGAATAAATAAAAAAAGAATTGCATCAATGGCATTTAATTTAAAAGAATACATTCTTTATAGAACCGAGATTAACCGTGAGCTTTTTAATAGTGAAGTTGACACTAACTTTAAAAGTGTTGCTAATCCATGGGTAGAAGAAAGAGTGTATGAGGAAGGTAATATCGTATATCATCCAGTCACTGTTGAATTAGCAACAGGATCCGAGGAGGAGGCCTTAGCATGGTGGAGAGCAAACCAAAGAACAACGCAAGGTTCATTTGACACCAATGAATGGGACCTTATTGGAGGTATAGGTACTGGTGATATTACCATAGGTGCCCAACCTGGATTCGGAAAGATCGTTGTTAATTACACTGGAACTACAGGTACTTTCCAAGCAGGCAATGATGCTGTTCTATCTGCAACGGTTCCTAATGATACCACTAGGCTTATAGGCGGTGCGGGTATTAATCTGCAATATGATACCACAACAAATACAGTTAAGATAATTAATTCAGGTTCTGTTGGTGAAGCAAATCATGGAGTTAATATAGGTGTTGGCGGCCAGGATGTTTATGCAGGTTTAGATGGAACCGATTTAGAGTTTAGAGGATTTGATGTTAATGCTTCAAGTAGTCCTGCATTAACAATATCTTTAGATGCTACAAATAATAATATTGAATACGGACTAAGTGAAGGAGCAATAAGCTTGGCTAACTTAGACGGTGGATCTCCTACCATTACAGATCTTTCTGACGTATCATCAACACCTCCTACAAATAATTACATTCTTCAGTGGAATAGTGGTACAGGTCTTTGGACTCCAGTAAGTGTTGCTTCATCAGGTGCACAAGGTCCTCAAGGTTACCAAGGTTACCAAGGTTACCAAGGACTTACTGGTTCTGGTGCTACTGGTGCTACTGGTGTAGCCGGCCCACAAGGTAATACTGGTGGATCTGGGGCAACTGGACCTATAGGATATACTGGAGCAACCGGTTCTGGTGCTACTGGGGCAACCGGTCCACAGGGATTTGATGGAGAGCAAGGAAATGTTGGTGCCACTGGTTCTGGTGCTACTGGGGCAACCGGTCCTGCTGGGACTGGAGCAACTGGAGCAACTGGTCCTGCTGGGACTGGTGCCACTGGAGCAACTGGTCCTGCTGGGACTGGAGCAACTGGAGCAACTGGTCCTGCTGGGACTGGTGCCACTGGAGCAACTGGTCCTGCTGGGACTGGTGCCACTGGAGCAACCGGTCCTGTTGGTGCAACTGGTGCTGGTTCCATTGGAGCAACCGGTAATCAGGGTGATCCTGGTTCTATTGGAGCAACTGGGGCTCAGGGTGATACTGGGTTTACTGGAGCAACTGGCTCTGGTTCCATTGGAGCAACTGGGGCTCAAGGTGATACTGGGTTTACTGGTTCAACTGGAGCCCAAGGAGATACGGGATTTACTGGTTCAACCGGAGCCCAGGGTGATACCGGGTTTACTGGTGCCACTGGATCTGGTCTCACTGGAGCTACTGGAGCCCAGGGCGATACCGGGTTTACTGGTGCCACTGGATCTGGTCTCACTGGAGCTACTGGAGCCCAGGGTGATACCGGGTTTACTGGAGCCACTGGTGCCCAAGGGAATATTGGAGCCACTGGAGCCCAAGGAGATACCGGGTTTACCGGTTCAACTGGAGTGCAAGGTGATACAGGATTTACTGGAGCTACTGGTTCTGGTCTCACTGGAGCAACTGGGGCACAAGGTGATACCGGGTTTACTGGTGCCACCGGATCTTCTGGAGCCCAAGGATTTACAGGTGCAACTGGAGCCCAAGGTGATACAGGATTTACCGGTTCAACTGGGTCTTCTGGGGCCCAAGGATTTACCGGGTTCACTGGAGCTACTGGCGTAAAAGGATTTACTGGAGCTACTGGAGCACAGGGATTTACTGGAGCTACTGGAGCACAGGGTAACGATGGTGGTATTGGTGCCGATGGTTCAAATGCACTTAGATGGGAATTTGGTGGTGTTTCAATATCTAATCCACCGTCAGGAGAATTTTATGCTAATAATGTAAACACTGGCGGTGTTGGATCTTTTAATATTAGTTATGATGATACAAACTCAACTAACGTAAGTACATGGCTTTCTAATTTGGAAGCAGGTGATACTCTTGCTATTTACCAATTAGACAACACTTCACAGTTTGGAATTTATATAGTCAATTCAGTCACAGACGTTCCGGCTGATAGTTACTATACAATTACTTTTAGCTCGGTGGTTGCTTCTAGCGGATCATTTAGTATTGGTGAAACGTGGTCCATTTCTTATAACAAAGCCGGTAATACTGGAGCTACTGGGTTAACTGGAGCTACTGGGGCGCAAGGTGCTACTGGTGGTTCAAGTACACTAGGTAAAGAAAATCCTATAGCAGAAACATCAATCTATATTCAGGGTGGACTTCCAGTTGTATCAACATATGCGGTCTGCGGTCGGAACACTGATGGGGGCTGGTCTCAAAACTGGACCGCTGCTAGTGGACAGATAAATTCAAGTACCTTGAGATTAAGTTATGATTATTCTAATGCTGCAATTAATCTGATAGATGATCTCCAGGCGGACCAGGCAATATATGTTAGATATAAAATTACATGGCCACATGTTGGCGGTACCAGCGGTGATATAGGAATTCGTGCATTTAAACATACGTGCGGTGATGATGATGGTGCTGGGTCCATGAACATTCAAAATATAAATTCAGCAGGATATACTTCATCCACCACGGTTTATGATGGTAGTGGTAATTGGGCAACCGATTGTGGAGTGGCTGTATTACCGTTGACCCAAGTGGTTACTGCTTCTACCGATAGAATCTTTATAGGTTTTGCTGTAAATGTATCTGAAAGAGAATTGCAAACCGCTAACATTCAACTTTCATGGAAGGCATGGGTAGATGATGCCCCAGTTCCGTAAACAATTTGATTAATTTTCCGTATAAAAAATAAACAATGGTAGATAGTATAGAAACCGTAGACCCTATTAAGTATCAGTGGATTAAAGGAGATAAGATAGGTACGGTAGAAATTCTTGATAAACAAGAGGGTGAATGGTCAATTTTTAAAAGTGGAGGTAGAATTAATACCTCACTTATACCAGAATTTATGTTAGAGGTTGATGGTGAAGAGTTGGATTTTGATCCGCCAACACCAGCTCTTGTTAATGCAGCAGAGACATATAAGAAACGGGTAAAAAACCAACCTAAGAATACATCACCAATACGTACTCTGTTAGATAAACAAAAGAAACTTGATAAACATAATATTCAAATTTCAATTCCTATAGACTTACTTAGTCTTGATATGTATAGTTTACTTAGTACTTCATTTGATGAAGAAGAAGTAAATCAAGAACTCCAACAATTTATAGAAGATCAAATCCAATCGGATAAGGTTATAGGTATGGTACAGGAAAGTATCCAATCTCTCATTAAAGAGAGATACTCATAATAACAGCTACAAATAATAGATAATATATAATAAAATTGAAAGTATGAATAACATTCCTAATCGTAGAGAAAGAAGAGCCGCAATGCGCTACCAAGGTGTCCTAAAGGCTAAAAGCAAATTACCTTTTGCTAAATGGCTAGAACTTATTAGAGAAACTAATAAACAAGGTAAGGAAATATTTGAAACCAAAAGAGATGCTACTGAACAATCTATTGCAGATCAATTGGAAGCCAAAGAATTGGTACAAATTGAGAGATGGAAAGAACAGGGATATACACAAGAAGAAATTGAAAAGCTTAGAGAAGCTTGGGCCATTCTTACCATTAGGGATAAAGAAACTTGGCATACAGATAAAAAGGTAGCTAGAAAAATTTTAAAAGAAACTTCTGAAGCTCTGTATAATAGAAAGAATGATTAAGATAGTTTTAGAACCAGCAAGAAATGGTGTCATTAAAAGAATCATAGATGATAATCACGGTGGGAGTAAAGAAAGATGGTCCTCTACTGATGTATATGAAAGTAGCGACGATGACACGTCAGACTATCATTATGTGATGAAATTCTTTTATGAACTATGTGAAGATTTAGGAATTAATTTAGGAAATAAATTTAACAAAAAGGTTGTCAAAATTGATACCGCATGGGGTACTCATTATGAACCTTCTGCTAAAGAAATTGATTCAAAAATAAAAGAGCTCGAGGCAGAGATACAATTACTTAAAGAATGGAAGAATTCTTAGACTTTGTTTTTGTACATTCTAAAGATGCACTAAAGGTAAAAACATTTTTAGGTACGGTTCCTAGAAATATAGAGTGCATCAATTATATGGATATTTACAACAAATTAACTAAGAATGATTACTTTCAAACTGAACCATCCGATGCTGTAGTATCATCTTATCTGATGAGGCAGTTACAGAATCTAATAAACAAAGATACCACCAGAACAATATACTATGTATTGGAGGAATTGGATGAAGACATTATTTTAGGAATAAAAGAATATGTACTATCATTAGCAGATAAAGATGTTAATTACCATCTGATAGTATCGGATGATTTAATTGATGCGGTAAACGGTTCAGCAAAACTTTTTGAGTCGGTCAATGAATTTGAAGTGTAATGAAGGCTCATCGTATTTTTACAAAAGGGCAGATTGTCTATTGTCTATTATCATCTCATAGTAGACCTAATATCTTATTACCCGTAAAAGGTATCATAGTTGATACATCATGGGATCCAGTAAATCCTTTATATAAAATTAGGATAACTAAGATGTATGATAATATGGGTTATCTAAAAACTCATTTCTTTGATATGAATTTTAAATATGAGTTTGATAACCGTGCTAGAAAAATGCCTCTTAAAAAAGAAGACTATAAAACCACAAAGTCTTTAGAGGATAGGTTTAAAGAAAAGGACCACGAAAGATTCTATGTTATAGTTGAATCTGTTATGTGTACCAAAACAAAAATAGACTTACAGGAATTATTTGGCCGGGTACAATTCTATATCATATCCAAGAACCTTAAAGAGATAAGAGAAACTTCAGCCAGACCTTTTTATAAAGGTACCCTTTCTATAGATGGTGTAAAAGAATTTGATGCAAGGTTCAAAAAAGGTTGGAAAGATAAATTTGAAAACTCTGATATAGACATTGATAAGTATCTCAATAGCTTAGGCTAAATATATACAAAAAATAGATCATAGTCTATGGCGTTTAATCTCAAGGATACAATCAACGATTTAAATGATGCAATGGCACCTTTCCCATCTAGTAATAGTGGAGATAGGTTATCTGCTTTTGGTGGGGAGTCTGCTGGTTTTGCTCATGGTTTTGCCGAAGAATACGCAAAGGCTTTTTATGCAGAAAAGACCGACCCTGATGCATACACTGTAGCAAAAGGTCAAGGTGCCATACCGCGCTCTATTTTTAATCAATACGCCTTATTTAATTTTAAAGGTATGTATGGGTCTTTGGCTGGTGATGTTTCAGCTGATTATAGAGATTCGGAAAATAATTCTTTAATGGGTGGAGCTGATGCTAAGAATGTATCAGTAACCAGCCTAGTGGGAGCCTTTTCAGAAAGATATCCAAAGATAAGCTATAAGGCACAGGACTTTTTATATGCTAAGTATTATAAGAAAATTCCAATCAACCATCTGATTACTTTAAGAAGATTTCCTACACCAGTGGTTGATAATATTTTTGAAACTTCAATAACACCGGCACCTAAAGAAAAAGGAGAGGCGTTCGGTGATCCGGTTGATTCAACCCAAACCGCTGGGGTTACTGCTGTTACTTACTTAAGTGAAACTGCTGGAAATAAGCTTGATGATATTCTTAAGTTTACATACGGACTTACCTGGAAAGAAGTAGAATCAGAAATGGAAAGTATATCATCTGGTGATGGTGGTTATACACAGCAACCTTTTTACAGTAAAATTGGTGGAGCTGGTAGAGCAATCGCCGATGCGTTAAAAGGAGATTCGGCTGGTGCTAAATTTAGAAAATCTATAAACTCAACTGGAGATAAGTTAGGAACTACATATGCAAATTTTGTAATTGGACCAGTTAACGTTGTTAATAAAACTACCGTCAGGGATCGCGGTATTAATTTTGCAAATGATATAACTCTTAACTTTGAATATGAACTTAAATCTCTGTCATACGTTAATCCTAAAATTGCAATGATTGACATTATGAGTAATATGTTAACTATGACAACTAATAATGCCCAGTTCTTTGGTGGGGGTCACCGGTACTATGGAAGCGGTGGTTATGTTGCTAGTCAATTTGGTGATATTAGTAAACTTAGAAACGGTGACTTTGCTGGATATATTGGTAGTGTGGTATCTGATGTAGAGACCGGTATGAAACAAGTATTTGGTGGTGGTGCATCTGGTGGTGGAGATTTTAGTCTAGAAAATATTCTTGAAGGGTTTAAGACAGTAGGTAAAACAATGCTAGGTAATATGCTAGGTGGTTTCCTTGGAGAAAATGTAGGAGCGGTTGGTGGTACACAGGCTACCAAGGCATTCATTAGCGCTGAACCGACTGGGGACTGGCATATTACAGTAGGTAATCCTTTTAACCCAATTGTTATGATGGGTAATATGTATTGTGATAGTACTACAATGACATTAGGTAGCGGTTTAGGTTATGATGACTTTCCAATGGAGGTTAAATTTGAAGTTGGATTAAAGCACGGTAAGCCAAGAGATAAAGGCGATATTGAAAATATGTTTAATGCAGGTAAAGGTAGAATATATGCATCTGCTGCAGGTGAAGATGATATTCTTAACCTAAGAGGATTAGATGTTGCTACATACGGTTCGGTTAAAGCAGGAACTACAAATATTCAATCTGGGCAAGCAGCCAATGCGATGGGTGCATCCCCATCGTCTGTAAATAATAGTAATGTTTCAAACATTAAAAAACAGGGTAGCAGTTCAACTGAGTCTGGTGAATATGTTTCAAACTTAGTATCTATGGTAATTGATTCTTAAGGCATGAATATAAAAAGTTTAAATTTAAAGAATAAGCTCATAGATGATAATACTGGCCAGTATTATTATGATTTAACGGCACCTTCATTTATTTATGATTCTGATTTAGGTGTAAAGGCATTGCATTATGTGTTACCAGATCAAGTTGGTAGGATAGATAAAATATCGGAAATCTATTTTGGTAGTGGGGAATTTATTGACGCAATATGTGTAGTGAATAACATCTTTAATCCTTTTTCTTTAAGTGAAGGTGATGTTTTAGTTATACCTAATTTAGCTAGAAAGGATTTAGTATATAAGAGACCTAATCCTGCGAGCAGACCTACTAATCCACAGGAAGCTTATATTGATACTGGAAGAATGTCCGAAAAGGACCAGAGTAGAATACAAAGATTAATTGAAAAGGCAAAGACTAAGAAGTCTGGGGTTAAGACCCCAATGCCACCTAATATGTTACAACCTGGCCAAGAGGCTAAGAAGTACGAAGGCGGTAAGGTTAAACTAGGTACTAATCTTAATTCAAGAAGTACGTTTACTAATAACCCTGAATAAGAATGTCAGCTGTAGATAGAAACATATTAACGGTCATTGAACCGACAATCGTATTGGATGAATTGGCGATACCTGATTTTGAAAGCGGTAGCGATAACCAGGTTGGTGATGGTGAACCTCCTATGGTTGAAAAGGGTTCAAAGTTTAGTACTATGATACCTCTCATTAGAGTAAATCAATATGAAATACAGGGTGATAGATTGGAGATGTTTGAGCTGAGTTGTACAGGCTTTTATCCAACATGTAGATTTTCTTTTTATGACAGGGATGGTTTATTTACTGCTAGACATTACCCCAAAGACGGGGACATTATCCAACTTAATATTAGATCACAAGGTGAAGAAACTACATTTAAGCCTATAAGAATTGATTTTACGATTGAAGATATTAAACCAATGGGAGGTGGTGGATCTACTAACTCTTCTTCACAACTTATGATAAGCGGTAGAATGCATGTACCTAATCTATTTACAGAAAAGGTTCAGTTCCAAGATAACACCAGTTGGAATTCATTACTTTCAATTGCAGAAGAACTCCAATTAGGATATGCATCAAATGTTGAAGATACTGATGACCAACAGATATGGACTAATCCGTATGACACTGCATATAAGTTTATGCAAGACATTACTGCAAATAGTTACCTAAACGATGATTCGTTTTTTACTTCGTATATAGATCCTTATTATTACTTAACTATGGTTGATGTAAATAAGTTATTTGATAATGAAGACCAGGACCTAGAAGCAGTAAAAGCCTTTTTACAAAATGCACCTGATACTATTGGAAGAAATGACGGAGACGATTCAGATTTTGATGCACCTTACTTTTTAAGTAGCCTTACTCAATATCAAGGTACTGCAAATTACATTTCAAAATATCAGCAGGTTAATAAGAGTGGTCAAATTTCAAAAAACAATGGATATAAAAGATATACTCAGTATTGGGATTTAGAAGCAAAGGAATTTATTAGTGAGTTTGTTGATCCTATAGTTGGTGATACACCAGGTATGGTACCGGCAACTAAAGGAAGGTTGGTACAAGGGGAAGTAGAAGGACCGAGAAATGATCAAGTAAAGTTTAAGTACTTAGGGACACAGGGTGATAATGTACATGCTAATTATTACTATGGTTCTATTCTTAACTATCAAAATATGCAAGAGATTGAAAAGTTTGGAATGGAATTAGAGTTAGATACAATTAACCCATCCATTTTTAGGTACAGTAGAATATATGTTGAAATTATTGAAACTGCAACAAATGTTAAGAGTGTTTTAACTGGACCTGATAATGATGACAATGTTCCAGAAGATGCGCAAAGAAGGCAGGATAAAGATCCTGAGGTTACTGCTGATAAGACGAGTGACACAGGAATAAAGAATGAATACTTATCAGGTTTTTATGTCATAACAGGAATTGAATATATTTTAACAAAACCTGGTGGTGTTAGACAGAGACTTCATTTAAGAAGGCGAGAAGTGGTTCCAACAACATAAAATAAATAAAATAAACCTAGTATGCCCTTAGTAGATTTAGCAAACCCTTTAAATAGTGGAGGCCTTAGACAATTGGCCGGACCATTTGGTGATGTATTTGGGCCAGGTGATCAATTTCCTAATTCATATGAGTTCGGTAAAAGATTTGTTTCTACTGCCTCATCTGTATCAGGTGGAGGTAACGGTGTTACTAGTTTAGATGACCCGACATATTTAGGGTTTCAGATTAGATTTGATGGTATGAGTCCTCTATTTAACGGAGCAGAGATAGGGTCTACAGAACCTCCTGTCAACCAGGTACCATCAATTGCAGATTTAGCAGCACAAGAGTTAGGATTTATAAATGGAAACCCTGATGATACTACTAATGCTAATTCAGGGAGCCATCCATCGGGTGAGTCTGCTGTAGGTTACTTGGAAAAGGTAGGTGAAGCAAACAGAGCTAATTATCTTAGATCATTTGTACAAGGTATTAGACACATAGAGAGAACTAGGCCTTATTATTTTCAAACCATTGAAGGGCTATCGGAAGCATGGAACAAAACCGTTAATATGGTTGATCCTTATGGTGGAGCTGCCGAAGGCGAAGGAATTACGATAGGATTGCTTGAAGCTATCGACCTAAAAATGTCAGCTCTATTTAGTCTTTATAAATTGGCATGTTATGACACTAGGTACAAAAGAACAGTTTTACCTATTAACCTAATGTACTTTAATGTTGATGTTGATGTATTTGAAATTAGAAAATTTAAAACAGTTAGAAATTGGTTAGCTGCTCTTAATCTTAGCGATACTTCACCAGATACAATTAACTTCGTAAATGAAAATACTTCAAAGATTACCTTTAGATTTGAAGAATGTAAATGGGATCCTACCCAAACCGGAGTTATATTTGGTAATGTTACAAATGCAGGTGGAAATGCCATGGCCGTCAGTTCTATGAAATGGAGTTATGGGAGAGTTTTAATGGATTCCCAATTCTCAGGTTACAACTCAGCTCTTAAAGATGCAGCGCAACAAAAACCTGAATCACCTACATTAAAGAATGCAGTTAAAAACTTTGCAAAAGATCAATTAGCAAATGCAGCTAAAGGGGCTGTGAATAATTTACAAAGAGGGTTATCTTCAAAGTTTCAAAGTTTTGCTTTAGGTAATGTATTTGGTTTAAGAAATCAAATATTTAATGCAATACAAAATCCACAAGCAGTATTAAGTGCTGCACAAGGTGCATTGGTTCAAACCGAGCAAATAGGTGGTGATTTAGCTAAAATAAATAGGCTAGGAGATAATCCATTGGGTGAAGCAGTACAACCGCCTAACTCATTACCTACTGATAATATAAACGCAGGACAGATCCCATCGGATCCTAGTCCTTTAAGTTCTAATAATATATTTGGGCGTGGACCATCAGGACCCGCCCCTCTTGAATCTAATAATGTATTTGAATAATGGGAAGATTAAGTGCAAGAGACCTAGCATCTGATAGTTTAAGAGGTACCCAATGGGTTGGGGTGGTTGAAGATACTGAAGACGAACTTTTTGAAGGAAGGGTTCGCTTAAGAGTTTTTGGTAAGATGGATCAAAGAGTAGACCCAGAGGATCCTGAGAGTGATTATGTAATGCCTACAGCTGCATTACCTTGGGCAAGGCCTTCTGTTGCATCTTCCGGTGGAAGCAATAGTGGAAGTGGAACCTTTTCGGTTCCTAAGATAGGTACTATAGTTAGGGTTACTTTTGATAACGGAAATTACTATTCTCCAGTTTATCATGAAAGCTTATATCCTTCAGATGAGCTGAAGGCTGAAATAGAAGCATCATATCAGAATTCTCATGTACTTATTTACGATACCGCCTTTGGTTTAACTGGCGGTGGTAATGAAGAAGTTACTAATGAAAGAGAAGGTGAAAGTATAAAGGTTTTCTTTACTGAGGAAAAGGGACTAATGATGGATTATACCACAACGGAAGGTCCTACTACAGTTAACATTAAGCCTGATAATTCTGTTGAAATAATAAATGCAAACGGGGATTCAATTGTAATGCTTAATGATGGTAACATTACATTTACACATTCCGCAAAATTCATAATTAATAGTACTGATAACACAGAGATTAATTGTAAGGATGCAATTATTAATTGCCAAAATACTATTATTAATCATTCATCATCAATTGAATTAGGCCAAGGTGCTAGCGAAAAGATCATATTAGGTGATACCTTTATGAAGTTCTTTAATCAACATACACATGTTGGAAACCTCGGGGCTCCTACCTCGCCTCCTATAGTACCTATGTCTCCTGCACAACTTAGTAAGAAGAACGTCAAATCTCTATAAATATATAAACTAATAAATTAAACTATGGCACTAGTACCTCCAACTCTACAAGAATCATTAACAGCTGCTTATGCGGCGGCATTAACAGACTTCATTGCAGTCATTAAAGCTAACCCACTAGGAACCGATGCAGGCGCCGCGAACTTAACAGCAGCTGTCGCATCTTCATCTGTGATATTTGGTAAGTTATCCGGAACTGCAATTGATGCATATATTAGATCTGCACAGGTTGCACCAGGCCAGGTTGTTACAACTGCGGGTACCGCTGTTGCCCAGACTGGTGCTACAACAACCCCAGGTGTTCTGGTATAAAACAATTTGCTTTCATAATATATAATCTATATAGTTCAACTCTTTAAACAAAAAATAATGATCGAACAAGAAATTACGATCCAATTAAGCGACGATCCGTTTGACACAAAAACAATTAAAGTCCTAGTTCCACCAGGAACCAAAATTTTATCCACAGAGCCTTATGTAGCCGATGTACTTGAAATGTACAGTCTTTCAGAATCTGTAGAAAAGCAACTTCATTTATGCGAGGATATGCAAAGCTATACCACCCAAGGCGAAATAGTTGGATTTTCATTAGATAAAGAAGGTAATAAAACTACCGCAATAATTGACTTAGGAACTAAGTACACTGCAATATGTCATTTATTGAAAGAACCTAAACACATAGTAGAACAATTAGAAGAAGGTATTGTTGTAGATGTTAAAGTTAAGCCTGGTAAAAATGGAAATGTTATAGCTTCAATCTCAGATGCAATAGATGAAGTTAAGATGAAGGAAATTATGAATGCTATTGGTGATAAGACCATAGGATTCACTGGAAAGGTTACCGAGCTGTTACATGGTGGTTACTGGGTTGAGGTTGGTGGTATACAATGCTTTATGCCAGGTTCTCTAGCAGGCCTTAATAAGTTATACGATTTTAACTCTTTAGTTGGAAAGGAAATTATAGTTATGCCAATATCTTATTCTGATGAAAAGAATACGATTATTGTTTCTCATAGAGAATACTTAAGAACTTTAATTCCTAGCGCAGTTGAATCGGCTAGAGAAAATATCAAAGATCATATAACCGGGTTTGTTACAGGTACTACTAAGTTTGGTATATTTGCTGAGTTTAATGAATGCTTAACAGGTCTTATTCCATTATCTGACGTAGATGAAGATACATTAACCAAGTTTAATAATAGAGAGATTAAGCCAGGTGATGATATCAGTTTCTGGATTAAAGAAATTATCACCGAAAGAAAAATTATCTTATCTCAAACCGGTCCTAAAGAAAACATCTGGGATGATGCTAATGATAAGTATAAGCCTATGATGATTACACCCGGTAAAGTTACAAAGGTTACTAAATACGGAGCCTTCGTTGAACTAGAAAAAGGTATCAGCGGATTAATTCATAAATCTAAACTTAAAGAAATTGAGTTAACTAAAGGTGATGTTGTTAATGTAAAAATACAAAGCATCAATGCAAGTGATAGAAAGATAACTATGAATCTAGCTGAAAGTGAAGGGTAAAGAGAAACTTATAATAAACGATGAAAGGATCGTCTACGCAGATCCTAGCTCAGCTAGCTTAGGTCAAGGAACTATGGTTATGATGCGGTGGGAGGACGAGATCATGAGGTTAAGCTCAAAATGGGTAACTTATAATCAAGGTGATATTTTGGAGTTTGGTTTTGGTATGGGATTATCTGCTGGTCATATACAATCATATAAACCAAAAAGTCATACTATAATTGAAATACACCCTGAGATTGCAAAGAAAGCTGAAGAATGGGCAAAGGATAAACCTGGGGTTAAAATCATAAATGCAGATTGGTGGGATGTAAAGGATGATTTGGAAATGTATGATGGTATATTTTTTGATACATTTAATGATCGCCATGAACCCGACTGGTTTAAGGTAGCCCAGAGTAAATCAAAGCCAAACTGCCACATATCATTTTATAATAACAGGCCGTATAGAGGTAATGCATACGGCATAGAAGTGGTTGACTATATTCACAAGAGAGTTATGCCACCTAAGAATGACTATTACTGGTACACCAATTATTATGTACCTTTGGTTATTCATAATCCATAATCTTTATGCATGGAATATATAAACAAATTAGATAATGCATGTATTCCAACGAACAGCTTAATGCCATATATTCGTCTAAGGTAGGTTTTGAATTTGAATTTTTTGCTAATGAAGATATACAAGAAGCAAAAACAAGCATAGCCAATACTCTTAATAAGAAAATCCGTATCGAGGAAAAGGCCCATAGTGACTTTACCCCAACCGATGAAGTATTTAAGATGGAGCCTGATAATTCCGGTGGTACTGGAATGATTGAGCTAGTTACCGGCCCACTACCTTTTGTTGAAGCTAAAATAATAATGGCTAAAACTTTAAAGTGGATTCAGGAAAATGGATCAACTAATGATAGATGTTCTATTCATGTTAACTTAGCATTTGATGGTAAAAAGTTAGGACCAATAACCAATATGTCTAAACTGGATATTGGTAAGTTTGTTTTAAACTTTGATGAAGATAAAGTATATGAAGCCTTTCCAAACAGAAAGGATTCTGTTTATGCTAAATCAATTAAGTTTATCGTGCCTCTTAGCGGAATGACTCAGAATTCGCCAGGTAAAAATATGTGGCATAATTACATGTTTGTTAATGAGAAGTATTATGGAATTAATTTTACCAAGATTCCTAAGGGTTATATTGAATTCCGTTACTTAGGTGGTAAAGATTATGAAAAGAAGTATAACACCATTCTTTCTATGACTGAGCATTTTCTGCTTTCTCTTTATGAAACATTAACCAATCCAACTTATAGCGAGGATGATATGAAAAAGCTTGATGCTGTTCTTGAAAAACACCAAGATGTAATTCAATCATATAAGACCTATCAAAGGTTTAAGGAAAAGTTTCCAGATGTTAAGATTATGATTGATCTTAAAACTGCTGATCAAATAGTAGAAATGTATTATCCTAGAATAAGAGATCGCATTTTTGATTTGCTTACTAAGGCAGATTTAAAAGAAGGACTTATAAACTATGATAGCGATACTGGGCGTATTCAAATAAAGGATGCCGAGTTAAAAAGATGTTTTGAAATCAATGATGTTGATATTGTTGATTGTATAATAAAAGGAAACATTAAGGGCTGTGATATATTTAGCAGTGAATTGGTGGATTCATCAATTTTTGAATGTAACCTTTTCGGTGGTACTGAATGTAAAGGATGTAAGATTGAAGAATCTTATGTTAGTAGAAATGTAACTGCTGATGAGTGCTATGTGTTTGGTCATAGGGGTGTATTCAGTGGAGAGATGGAAGGTGGAATATTTAGACAAGGCAGAGCCACAAAGTTTGCCAGATTTAGTGATACCACTGAGGTCATAGAAATAGAAAAAATTAAATAAGTATGCCATACGTAGACTGCAATGATCCGGATGCTAAAGATTGTTTAGACGCTCTCATTAAGGAAATAAATGAAGAGCTAACTATTACATGCCAAATACCTTTTACCGTTCCTAAGAAGGAAATAGCTAGAATAGTAAGTAAAGCAAAAAACTATTTCTATAAGATCTATGAAGATAGTGTAGAGGAAATGTATATTGCATTACCTAGATCTGCGTGGGCTAAAACAAGCTTTAGAAAAGGTATTAACGATGAGAGTGATGCTCTATCTAAAACCAACCTAGATAGTACAAGAGGGATAGTACCAATGCCTCCTGGTGTATGGGCTGTAAATAATGTTTGGGAATGGTCAGGTTTTAGTGGAGAAGATGGTGGATTTGGTAGTACTTCTTTTTCCGCAGGCGATCCGGATTTTTCAATTGATAAGTTTATTTACTCTGATACATACGGTGCTGGTATAGGTTCAGAAAACCTGATGTATTATGTAATTAATTCTAAGTTTATTGATAATGCAAGACAAGTATTACAAGCACAAATATCATATTCCTATAATAGGTTAACTAATAAGTTTAGATTCCAAGGACAGTTACCCAAACATGCATGTATCTTCCAAATATACAAAACAATTCCAGACTGTGCACTGTTCCAAGATGAAGCCTTCTACCGTTATTGCGTAGGTATGGCTAAAATACAGCTATCTAGAATTCTAGGGACCTTCCAATTTAATCTACCAGGTAACATTACCATAAACTACGATATGATAGCCAGTGAAGGGAGAGAAGATGTTGATCGTGTAGTTGAGGAGATTAAAGGAGATGAAGGTGTTGACTATTTCTTCACAGGATAATTATAATCTAAGATCGGTACTTTTTTAAGAGAATATATATTAAAAGAATATTCTCCATGATTAGAGACATATATAGTAGGAATGCCGAGGCCTTCAAATATAATGAAGATGTTGTAGAGGTTACAGATGAGGTGTCTCAGCTTATACTGAAAATAGAGAACGTTTTGTTTTCAAGAAGAGGCGATGTATTAGGAGCACCGGGTTATGGCTGTAATCTTGATGATCTTATCTTTTCTTTAGTATTTAATGAAGCAGTAGTTAAGCAGAGAATTGTATCCCAGATACAAGCATATTGTTTACCTGATGATTCAAGGTTCTCTATTGATGTACAGGTTAAATTCTTTCAAACATTAGAAAGAGCAGGTGCATTGGTGGATATTTTTATTAATGAAAATAGGGTCATAGGCGCATTATTTTAAAAATATAGAATTGAATGTCATTCTTTAGTAGAACACGAATAAAGGCAACAGAGCTGTTTCAGGATTCATTTGAATACCTGGCAAGAACTTATGAACAGGCAAGAGAGGTGTTTACTCCAGCTTCGCCGTTTGGGCAAATCCTTACTGTGATAGCTAATTTAGGTGAAATGATTTTCTTTTATATTGAAGCAGTTGCTACCGAGCTCAATATATCAAGAGCAAGAAACATTGAATCTATTTACGGTCTTTCAAGATTAACCGGTCACGATCCTACGAGAGGTATTTCTGCCAGGGGAATTATAGGATTAAGATTAAATCAAAATGCAAGTGCATTAGTAAACGGTGACTTTGTTCAAATTATGAATAAAGCAAAATTTGAAGTAGGGAACAACGGATTATCCTACTTCTTAAACTTTGATAGTGATTACATTAGATTAGAAAAGACAGATAGACAATTTGTAAATGTTGAAATTATACAGGGGGAGGTTGAAGATCAAACATTTACTGGAAGCGGTACATCATTACAGAGTTACAATCTTACCACCAAAGAACCAACGGACCAACATCTTGTAACGGTTCATGTTGATGGGCAGCTTTGGAGAAAGGTTGATTCACTGTATGATATGGGTCCTAATGAAAAATGTGTAATGGTCAAAACCAGCGTTAATGGTGGTTTAAGTATATTCTTTGGCAATAATCAGTTTGGTATGGCTCCTGCATTAGGATCAATTATTAAAGTTACTTATGTTAAGACTAGAGGTAATGCAGGTAATATAGGTGGTAAGAATTTAGATATTAAGTTCCAAGATGAAGGTACTGATTACATCGGTGATGGGGTTGATCTTAATGAGGTTCTTTCTTTAGATATTGTACGTAATCCTAATTTTGGATCTGATACTGAAGACCCAGCGTTTACAAGATTAATTGCTCCATACCAAAGCAATTCATTTGTATTGGCAAATCCTAATAATTACATTTACTATCTTAGTAAGTATGATGCGTTTTCTTTCATAGATGCATACAATACGAAAGATGACCAATATTTAGATGATGACAATATCATTTATCTTTTCTTAGTTCCAGATATTAAGAAAAAGATTACAAGCGATAAGGATTACTTTAATGTAGCTGAAGAAGAGTTTACTTTAACGGCTGATGAAAAGGAGCAGGTTTATGAAATCTTAAATGCTAGCGGTAGGCAAGTAGTAACCGCTGAGGTTAGAATTAATGATCCTATAATAAAAAGATATGCTCTTAACATTGTTCTTAGGTGGATAGAAGGATATGATAAAGATGATATTACTGTAGAGATAAGAAAGCAATTAAATGACTATTTCTTAAATGTAAATAGAAGAGATCGTATTCCAAGATCTGATATTATTTCAATCATAGAAAATGTTGAAGGGGTTGACTCTGTTAATGTGTTCTTTATTTCACAGGAAAATGAAAAGGCAATTGCCGATGGTTTTTATTTTGTGCCGGTTTATGGTATTGATCCAGCAACAGATCAAAAGGCATTGATTGAAAATAAAAAGATTGTATTAGCAGAAGGGGAAGATCCACAAATAGGTTTGGATGAATTTGGTGATATTATTATTGGCCCTGATGATATAGCAATTATTAGAGGTGGTTGGAAAGACAGAAACGGTACGTACTTTGAAGAAGTTCCTGTTAAGAATGGTATCGGTTCATTGAATGTTTTCTATAAGTCTGTAATTTCAGGTAACTTATACAACAAAACTCAACAAGAAAGATATGATCAGTTAAGAAGAAACAGAGGTACTACTATTGCTACTGGTAGAAATTCTAGATCATCTAATACTGGAAGATTACAGGGCGAATCAACACAAAAAGTAATTAACAACTTATAATGAATACTTTAACTGAAAGAAGAAAAGGTTTTGATAGTCCGTATAAGGCAATGTATGAACATGGGTGGGATCTAAAAAATCTTGGAAATGATTATTCTAAAAATTTAATGACTAACTCTTTTTCAAAGTATATGTTCGGGAACAAGAGATTAGCCGACTTTATTTTACTACACCTTCAACCATTAATGACATTCTTTATTAACAAGGTTAAGTATTTAAGAATTTACTATAACTTCGCTGTACCTAAAGATTATCAAAAAATAAACTAAGATGAATCGCTGGGAACATTTATATTTCTTTGATAAGAACGGTAAGTATTATAACTTTGAATATGATTCTACTAATGATATGTGGACAGGTGACATATACCTTCCTGAAGTATCGGTAGGTCTTTTTGAGGTTGGTCAGCTTTTTATTCTACAAAAATTTGTTGATACTACAACGAATACATTTAAGTTTGGTTTTCCACATTCTTATATAGGAGGTACTACTGGAATCACTGGAGCCACCGGGAGTTGCGATTGGTTGGTTTCTTGGGAAACAACTGACCCTTCTGATATTTTACTTTTTCAATTTGATTTAGATTATGATACAGGTACTCAAACTTCATTGGAGATTGAAAATGCCGGTCCTCCTATTGAAAAGTATGATACTATTGATATACCTTTAGAATATGACCCCACTCAAACGGTTGATGCCAACGGTTATGTTAACACTAACGTAATTACATCTGAAGCAATTCAAATTAATTTTGCCATTAACTCAGAAGAGGAGAATACATTTAAGAGAACCTTAGTTATAGAAGATGAATGTACCGGTACTACGATTGCTAAGTTTGTTATTTATGCTGAGACTATAGGGGAAGATGAACGACTAAGGGTAATGACAAATAACTTAGGTTATAACATTGCACTTAGTGATAGTAAGATTTTTAGAGATACTAACATATATGAACAATTTCCTGACTTTATAGAAATTAATCGCAAGAGAAAGGAAATCATGTTGGAAGGACATAACATATACCCTTTCATTGGTTCTTATAAGGGTTTGATTAATGCAATAAATTACTTTGGTTATAATAACTTACAGGTTAAGGAATTTTGGAGAAATGTAAATTCATCCTCTCCTAATTATGGAAAGTATATTCAATCTTCACCTATAAAGATTTTTGATCCTACCGTCTCTTTAAATGATTTAAGTATTACTTTACCTAATAAAAACTTTAGAAAGACCAGCCTTTTTAGTTTAGTTTACAAAATTAATCAGGTTGTTGATGGTAAGTATGACATTGAAGATCTTCCTGTAACAGAAGAGGTTTTTGACTATACAATAGAGGAAGTATTAATTAAGCTATTTGGATTAAAGAATAAATTAGAAAAAGAATTCCTACCTCTTAATGCTAGGATTAAAGATATCACAGGTGAGGCAGACTTCTTTGGTCTTTTAGAAGTTACTAATACATTAAGCAGAAACGATAAGAGAAATATATCGGCTGGAATTGCAGCAGATTTTAAAGTTAGTCCTGAAGGATGTAATTACTTAGAAGATCTTAGATCATTTGCAACTTTTTGTTTACAGGAAGAGGCTGTAGTAGGTCAGGCAATTATTAATTTCTGTAATGCTTACATTGCGCCACTGTTCGGTGGCACAGGCAGCACTAGTTCTGTTAGTGGCGGGTCTAGTGGGGTGGGGCAGAGAAATTTAGTACTAGGTCCTTATGATGATGGTGATCCTTTACCCCCAGCACCTATAGGTCCTGATATTAATGATATCTTAGGATCTCCTTATGGTGGACAAAATTTAACAGTCGATGGTATTGCTGATGTATATCTTGCTTACTTTTCAAAATATGCACCTAATCTTAAAGAGATTGGATACCCAGAAGATGGTTGGTCTTCTCTATACTTACCTGATAAACCAGGTATTCCGGTTGGTGCTTTAACTGTATTAGAAAATACAAGCTTTAATAATTTAACATGGAATAATATAGATATGACATGGGATCAAATATCAAATGCTAATAGATTCCATACATATGACTTAGATCCACAGGGTGCTGTACCTGGGGATGTTTATAGAATATTTGATCCTATATCAGAAACCGAAGCATTATACACAGTACAGGCTGGAGATACCGACAGCGACATTAGAGACCAATTGTACAATCAATTGGTTGCATTTAGAACATCATTTGTTGACCCTTGGGTATTTTGGGATATATCAAAGGAAAATTTACCAACCGAAGGGGATGTGATTAGAATATTTGGTGATGGTACAGAAAGGATAGTGTTAAGTGTTACGACATCATCAGGTGCATTATTTAGAAAGATTGACTACACAGGAGAATTACTCTATACATGGGATAGTATACAAAGAGGTAACTTTAGTGAAATTGAATGGACAGTTTATAAAGATAAGACCGATGTATCCCCTGCATTTTATTACAATATAAGAGGGCCTATTGCTGATTATAATAGATTACCTATAACCCTCCCTTATGTTGGAAACTATTCTGTAGAAATGAGGTTATATGATTTATACAATAACATATCTTCTCTGGTTAAGACTGATGAAATTTGTATAGATGCTAAAGAAGTAGAATACTCGGGGTGGTATCAGGCAAGGAAGGCTGAGTATACTTGGAACGGTGAAGGTAAGTGGAAATGGAATGATTATGGATCAATGTGGAATCTCCCCATTGAACCTTCTGTTAACTGGGATGAAGAAACGCCTAGTTTGTATGAATCTTTAGATAGGGTTAATGCTATACTCAATACATTTGGTTTAGGTGTTAGTCCAAATTTTCAATTACTTAACTACCAAGATGACGGTAAGGTCAGCTTTATGGGACCTTATTATTGGAATAATATTAAAGAAGGTACCTGGAATGATTCATACCACTTATGGTGGGATGTTACTGCTGTTACTGGTGATACTCCAGCATTTTTTCAGTTTAAAGAAATTCAACCAGATTCTTATCTTAAGATAATAGATAATAAAGGAAAGGTTGGTGAACATTATTTTAGCCCAACAACAACTACATTAGCCCAAGCAGCAACTCAACTTAATCTGAGTAAAGATCCCGTAATTAATAAGTATGTCTATAATGTAGTATATGATGCTTCAAATAATCAGAAGTTTATACAGGCTGTTGCAAGATACTTTGGTGTCTATGGTGATTGGAGATTCTTAGATATGGTTGATGTTAATGGTGATAGAATTTGTGCTAGTACCGGATCTACTGGGTCTACCGGGTCTACCGGGTCTACCGGATCTACTGGTACCGGGTGTGAGAGTTTAATTTATAGAAGCGGATTACATAAATCAAGTAACCCAACATGGAGTACAGGTAAGTTTATAAATGACGGCGTAACCTTACCTAAACTAACATGGATAATGTTTGTATATGATAAGTGTAAGATCAAAGGTAAAGGAAAACCTAGATGGACTATTAAGAATACTACTGCACGAAATACATCCGATATATATTTTGAGAGTAAATACTTAACTTACCTATTTCAGGATCCAGGGAAGTATGAAATAACTTTAGAACTTACAGATTCTAATGGGAATAAATATAAAAAAGGAAGAAACATCCTAATAATAAAATAACAAAAAAGATGGCAATTAGCGTAACAGAAATTCTCGGAACGGATTCTTTATCAGGATCTAGGTTAGTTATCAATGATAACTTTAACATTCTTGCTAGTGAGATTAATGCAATGGAGGTTTACTTCAATCCTACATCTGGAACTCTTAACAACTTGAATGATGTTAAGACAGAATCCTTAAGAGTTGGGTTAAGTACCGTCTTATTGGATATTAATGCTAGCACATTTGACATTTTAACTAATGTTGAATCGACTGGAAACATTACTTTAACCGGCGCAGGTTTATTTAGAAATGATGTTGACCCACAAACTCTTAATGATACTTTTGCAGGTCCTTCATTGACTATCAGCGTTGGTACTAGTACTGCAATTCCTCCTTACACGGTGGAAAGAGTAGGTAACTCTAACACAAGTGCATTAACTATAGAACTTCATGATGGATCAATCGGTCAGGAAATTTTCTTTGTTTATTCAGAAGCTCAAACCGGTGTTGTAGATATCACAGGTGCAGTTAATCCTTTGGTATTACCTGGAGCTGGTGGAACTCCTACAGTTTCATTGAACGCGCAAGGTGAAAGTGTACACTTACTATGTGTTGATGATGGTACTGGAAATGGAGATTGGTATTTAGTAGGAGGAGTTGGATATTCTATTTCCTAATTAAAAAATTAACAATTGAATGGCTACGACGCCCTTAATAAAAACACCACAAGCAGATGGAGGTACATTTTATACCTTCTCGTCTTCAGCAAGAGACCTATCTAAGACTCTTAATAATGATAATCTTAGACTGGTCTTTTCTAAGTTTGTGCTTTTAAATATTCCGGATTTTGATAGGTTAGATCCTACAACCTTTAGCAATTATGAAAACTATATGCAGTTTGATACCATTGATGGTATGATTGCAAATGGCGGCTTAAAGGGAGATCCTAATGTTAACTGGGCAGAAAGCTTTCAAAACTATGCTCTTAACCTTGAAGAATTAATCATAAGCGATCCTGACTATGATAACACAGAAAGAAGATCTGTTTCCGAGAGGGTCTTCTTTAAATGGTTAAAGGAAACTGGAGCAATGAGATTCCGCGAAGCCACTAACTTAGAAAAAAGTGGTGCTGTAACTAATTCATTATATGTTGAAGAAGATGAAGTAAAGTCTGGCCCAATCCAATACCGTAGGGTTGTTAAATACATAGGCGATATTGATATTGTAAATAATGTAGATAGGGCCGGCGAGGCATATACGGAATTATATATAAATGTACCTACAGAGGTGGGTGGCACTCCTACAATCCTCTTTGACACCGTGTCTGATAATAACTATCAGCCTGGTTTAAAGATCCAAGGAGATAGTGAATATATCTTAGGGCGAGGGACTAGTACAGTTCATCCACAAGGATTAGATTTATTTGCATTTTATGATTATGATCAACCGCTATTGGGAGGAGGGCCTGCTGGATATACAGATCCTAATGCAAACTGGATGAATGAATCAACTCCGCCTAATACTACCGATGCATACTTTACAGAGCCTACCACATTTGATAGCGCGGCTAATGTTGATATTAGAAAATATCCAGCTGACTATGGGAGCCCAGCCGGTTATTCTGGGTCTGCATATAGAAGATCAAGTTTAGATGGAATATCTGTTGATTTTACTGCTAGCGATTACCAGCAAATAGTACAAGATCCTACTATATCTACTATTGCTCAATTTAATGGAACTGACCTTGCATCTACCTTTGAGTTTAATGCAGCGTTAGTTTATTATGATTTGGTTGATTTAAGTAACAGTGCAAATACTACCACTAACTTATATGGTATTTTACTCTTAGATAATATTACACCAACTACTGACGGTGGATACATTCAAAGATATCCTAAGTATAAACCAAATAAGGTTACCGGGCAAAACGGTAATAGCTATGGGTTTAAAATAAATTTAAGATTTGATGCATCACCAGGAACGGCTGGAATTGATACGATTGTCAATGACTATAACACATTCTCAATGGGTCTATTCGCAGATGCTACCGCGCAATTGCAAGAATCGGCCAGAATATTCCAAAGACAACAGATTGAAATATCTGAGATTGAACAAAGAGTACAAGGATTAGAAAATACAATAAATGCAATAAGTACCTCAACTACATTACAGAGCCAATTAGATAATATACAGAATCAACTTGATAATGCAAGCCTTGCTTTTGCAAGTGAAAGTTCTTTATTGGATCTTATTGCTAAAAACTCTGATGAAATACAAGGGTTGGCAAACGGTAACGTTGCACAAACCTTACAATACAACACAGACGTTTTAAGAGGGGGTCCTGGGATTAGACTTAACAAGAATACACCTAATCAGGTTAGAGTGGATCTTGTAACACAACAATATAATTTAATGATACCATTTGATGAAAACAGTGTACAAATCTCTGTTGGTAATCCTTTGGATTTAAATGTAGTTTCACCTAAAGCTTATGCTGAACTAATACCGTTTACAAATATGCTTAGGTTGGATACTGTGAATGATCCTAATGGTGATTTATTGATATACATTGATGATACTGATACACAATGGTCAGTAGGACAGACGGTAAGATTGACATTTAACAATAATGTTAACTTATCATCAAGAAATGTTAGAATATTTACCGATGCGCCAAATAGGCTTAATACCGGGGTTTATGGTAAAACCATTGCAAACATTACCGGTGGTGAGTTAAGCACAAGACCTATTATAGAATTAATATGTACCGAGCAAGGTATCTTAAATTTCGTATACGATGTTATCAAATAAATAATAAAAGTATAAAAACTGATGGCCGAACAAAACTCAATATCTACTCTCTTACCTGAATTATTAAGACTATTTAATAATTCTATGGAGAGCTTTGAAAAAGTGAATCAGGCAATTACCTCAAGCAGGGATTCTGTCACGATTAACTTACAAACAGAGGATGGTACTAACCAGCGTGTTACTGTACCTTCGTTTGGCTTTTTGAAAAACTCTATCGATAGATTAGATGCTAATGTTAATACTATAACTAATGTAGATGGCGGTGGAAGTTCAATAAGACTATCGGATGGAACATTTAGAAAATTAGTATTAGCAAAATTACCAACAGAGGCGCCTGACTTAACAGGTATTAATTCTGTTAATGAATTCAATATTAAGCCTAATTGGTTTTTTGAAGAGCTTATTAATCCCTTACTTTATGTTTCATTTGATTTAACTGACCAGGTACCTATTGATACCGAAAGAGCAATTATCCAAAGATACATACTAGATACCAATACACAAAGTAAGATTCAGTTTTTTGATAATACCTATAATGGTAGATCTGAAATTAACTACAATGACTTTTTACAGAGTATAGTTGAAAGGAACATTTCATATGTATTGGATGAAGCCGTTGTTGATTTACCACCTAGAGTAAAAAGATATAGTGGTAAGTTTGGTGTAACCAGAATTACTGAAACTGATTTTACTGAGGAAGTTAACGGGGTAACTGTTACCACAAAGAAAAAGCAATATAAATTAAATAAGCTTTTCTATTCTGATGCCGAAGCCGATTTTCCTGATACAATTCAACTTAAAGTAGGAGATTCATTAGAAGTTATATCAAACCCTATTGATACTAGATACATAGTTAAGAGCGTTGATAGTAGTACAAATACAGTAATTTTAGAATTGGTTGAAGGTAGTAAACCAATTCAGATAGGTGCAGATATTCTTAAGATAGGTTCTGATTTGAATGATCAAATTCAGGTTGACGTTACCGTTGGTTTTAATGAAAGGTGTGTTACCTTTATTAAACCTATTGATCCTGATTCAAAGATACCTTCTGTTAATTGGTCACCAGGTTCTGGTTTTTATACAAACACATTAACTACTATTGCATCAAATGGTACAAGACAGACCTTAGCCGATTATTACCAACGTAATGCTGTTGATTTTGGTAGATTCTTATTATCATTTGCACAAGATAAGATGCCAACAAGTAGAGAAGGCTTGGTGCCTAATGCCCCACTCTTATCATCTACTGATTTTAGTGTAAAGCTTATTAATGGGCAAGTTACAAACTCAGATGCAATTGTACAATTAGAGGATTTAAATAATCAAAAGAATACTCTTGAATCTGGGATTAAAGAATTGGATAGTGCAATATCCCAAACGAGAACAAAGATACAAACTACCAATTATGCAACTGCCGTTGAAAGAAATGCTGATAAGAATGCTTTACAAGGCTTAATTACAGAAAGGGCTTCTAATGCACAGCTTTATTCATCTGTAGTAAAAGAGATTGATGCCAAAAGTAAAGATAATTCTGTAGGCAGTGTAACTCCTAAATATAGGGTTAGAGGTTTTTGGCCAATGCCTGCCGAAAAATCTAGTCCTGCTACAGGAGTACAATCAATCATTAAATACAAAATAAGATACAGATATCTTTCACAAGATGGTGCAGCTAATCCTGTTGACCAATTTACATATGAAGATGGACAAACCGCCAGCCAAGGCGCATTTTCTAATTGGAATATTGTTGAAAGTGTATTAAGACCAAGATATAAGAACAGTATTACAGGGCTTTATGAATGGGCACCTATTGATAATGACAATGCGGATGCTGTCAATATTAACCAATTGGATATTCCAATAAGAAAAGGTGAAATAGTTGAAGTACAGGTAAAATCTATATCTGAAGCAGGGTGGCCTTCTAATCCTCTTGAGAGTGATTGGTCTGCTGCTACTAGGATTGAGTTTCCTGCAGATTTAAGTTCGGATAGTGCAGTTGAAGCTATACTTGCCCAGAATTCTGAAGACTTGGCAAAAGTTAGTTTACAGGAGCAATTAGATGCCCAAGGAATTAATGAACATTTATCGAGTTCATTTACCGCAAATGAAACTTATTTTGCACACAGTGCGCCGGTCATTGCTTCAGGGTTCTTGTCAGAAAACCAAACACCTATTGATTTATTTACTAAGCTAACAGAAATGCAGGCAAGGTTAGATGAGTTTGCTGAAATTCTTAGAAATGCTGCAGGTGAACTATCGGTTACTTTATTAGATGAACAAGGAAATGTACAAAGACTTAAAAAGAATGCAACCACTAAGATATTTGCTGGATTTTACTTTAATGAAGTTAAGGATTTGGATGATCCTAGAGGAGCGGTTGTTACCAAAACATTCTTTATTAATTTAGCTAATACTGAACAAACAGGTTTAAGATTAATTTCAAGATTAGCAGGTTCACGAGTTAGGATGGGTAAACAATCCGAAAACCCATCATACAGTTTATCTGAGGCATCAGGTGGAAGCGTAATATTACCTGCTACATATTCTTGGTTAGATAATAGCCAGGCTAATCAAAGCAACGGTAAAGCTACTTATGATACAAATGATTCAGACTATAATACCATTCGTAAGTATGATCTAACACCTATTCTTTTAACTAACCCAACCGTTGATGTTAATGATAAGTATGGGCAAGATGTTTCATTAGCCCCTTATCAGTCTGCACAAAACAAAAATCAATTAATTTATTCAAGATTCCAGGATGTATCTTCTGAAGAATCATTCTACGATTATACTAACCCTGATGGTAAGTATACATTTAATCTTGACACAGCAGAAAACTTTTACCTAAAAGATACGTTTGATACAGTTGCTACAACTGGTGAATTTATTTGGGGTGGTGGATTTGACGCAAGCGGTAACCCAACAACGGCTGCTGCTTTTGATTTACCACAAGGTGATGAAACTATTGAGGTGCATATTACTCACCCGTGGGTGGCTTCATATGAAGCATATAGAACTGCATATGTAAGTTTAACTGGAGATAACACTACATTACCTTCAGTGTTAACTGGAACCATTGATTGTACATCAGGTGGTAATGGTACTGCTCCAATTTTGTTTAGACAATCTAAATTTATTCCATTAACATCGGATCAAGTTAAAGGTAAAAAACAGGCCATTTATCTAAATGAAAATGCTAATGATTTAAACGCTTTAGCAAATGCAACACCTATATCATTTGGAGGTACAGGTCAAACATTAGAAACGAGCCCAACGTTAGCGGCAATACCTGCTCTTAGTGATGGAACAGATCCTAACTTTATTGATTATAGCAGAAATGTTAAAACTTCGTTTGAGGCATTTGATCAATACTTATTAGGAAAAAATACATGCGGTTCTTATCTCTTTATATCTGCCGATGATCATGAAGTAATACAAGTAGATGGGGATTCGGTACAGTCTAGCAAAATTGTACAGTTCGGATCTTCTAATTCTATTAACATACCTTTAGTATTCCAATATAGAATGACTGATTACTTTGGTACGGGCTCAGGCTCGGGTGGTGGGGTAGGAAATATTGCAGGTGATAGCACTGGAGCAACAACTAATTTAACTTATTCAAAGAAAATTGGATTTGATGTTTACCCTAACAGTGTAGAGCCATTCCAATTTGATGTTGAAATATTTGCTAAGTATAAGTCAGATAATCTTAATGTAGATGTATTCCCTGCTGCAACCGTTACCAAAGGATTGAATGATTTGGAAAAAGTAATTTCTAAATTATCACCTTCAGTAACCGCCACTAAGGTTAATCAGGTTGTAAGATCAGGTGGCGGTAGATCTTCTTCTGCAATCAGTAGAGGGTTTGTGAATGAGGCTACTCAATAAGGTACGATCTAACTTTTCACTACCGTCATGGTGAATAAATAAAAAAAGTGAAAAATAGATGGTCGAGACCTTATTAGATAAAGCATCGTTTAACTTATTAAGAACTAATCCTAAATTAACTGGAAATGTCAAGCTCGTAAGTAATGGGAATGACCTGTACTTAGAATCATTTAGTGCAAATGGTCCTTTGTCATCTTCATCATTTAAGGCCTTTAAGATTGACGGTAGTCAAACTTATGATACTGATGTTTATAACTTTTTTCAAAGAGGAAAATTTCCAACCGATTTAGCTTACGAGGTATTTCAGGAATTTGAAGATGTATCTGTATTGTCATCGTATTCAGGGCAATATGAAATGTTTTATTCTGCAGGTACAAGATCAATAGCATCTGAGGCGTATAATGAAAACTTAGGTATGCTATCACCTTTATGGTTAAATCAAAAAATACCCAATTACTTTGTTATATTTAGGTTAGATAATCCGTCGGCTGTAAATAACACTGATGCTCTATTACCTAATGAGGATGAAACCTTAGCACAAACTTCTGAAAAATTTACTGAGTTTGTATTACAAAATTGTACAGCGATAAAGACATTTGATCTTACTGAAAATTCTAAACTAGGATCTTATATTAGAAGATATAGAAATAAGGAAGGTTTTCCTAAAGCCCCATTAACCGTAAGTTGGAGAAAGGATGAGCCTATTACATGGAATGGTATTTCATATAAGAAAGGTGGGTTTAGTTCAGGTGGGAGTTTTTCATATGATGATTTAATAGGTCAAGATGCCACCATTATTCAAAATGAATTTTTCTTTACTCAAGGGTTTGAGAGAAATGGTATTCTTTTAGCTAACCTGATTAATATGGAGTTTTTATTCTCCGATCCTGATGCAGATGATTATTCAATTAATAGATACTTTGGTTTATACGTTAATGAAATAGAAGAAGGTACTTTTGATATATCAGGTGAAGGTTTTTATAAGAATACTGAAAAGACACAATTGCCTGCTATTAAGACAATCAATGAAGTTTCTCAATATCTTAATAAGCCATTTGAAATGACAAATGAAAACGGGATATTGGTATTTCTTGATCCTTCTAAAACAACAGAGATTACAGGATTGCCTACACCACAGAGGGTAAATGAAGTAGAGTCTATTTTCTATGTTAAAGATAAAACAAACCAATTTCATACTATTAAAAAAGGTTCTAGGTGGGGCAAGAATCAAATCAGACTTTTTGATAAAAAGATTGATATATCAAAACTTGCAGGATATAAAAATCCTGATACTTTTGCAAATGCAACAGTCATTAATAAAGCAGGATCATCGTCTTCTTTTATTAACATACTAGGAGAGTTGCCTATAGGTGCTACAATTACATTTTATGATGGTAATACCCAGATAGGTCAGGTAGCTGCTAATGAATCTTTAACCAATGGTCCAGGTACTTCGTTTGAATCGTTTTTTAATCCTAAAGGTACAACTGCTGAAATTGCAAAAGCTATAACAAAGGCTGTAACTTTTGGTATTATTCCGGATAAAAGATTTTTTAATGCTACTATTAATGGATCAACTGTTTATTTTACTAGTAGGTTTAGTGGATCAAGATTCAATAGACTTAAGGTTAAAATAAACTGGGATGACTATCCTAGTGAACTTGAGGGAAATATTGAAAGCTATCCTTTAACTTCTGTTGGTAATGAAACTGCAAATTTTGTTGGTGGTAATGATAAGACCTCATCTTTATTAAAAGTAACCGCAGGTGACCAACTTAGATTTGTTAAAGGTAATTATGTAAAGACTCAATCTGGGTTTGCATTAATATCTGATTGGGTTCCTTATTTAGAAGAGCCTATCTTTGATGGCAGAGGTAATCAATTAGGTTATACTGACGTTGATAAATATGTCATAATTACAATCGAAGATAATCAAATTGATGTAACAAGATCTGGACAAGTTCAACTATATTCTGATTACAAGCCATCATTTGGAAGATTTTCTTTCTTCCCGGTTAAAGATTTTGACTTTGATTTTTATAGTGATTTGTATAGTGAGCTAGGGGAACTTAATTATGAGATAGCTGAATACAATCAGTATGATGGAACTGCTACTGGTACTACTGGTGGATCTACAGGTGGTTCTACGGGTGGCGCCATAGATTATACTGGGATTAGTGCATGGAACGATATTAGAGAGTTTTATGATGCAGGTGGTTTTACTAATCTAATAGGATTACTTAAAGATTCTGATCCTGATATTATTTTTGACTCTTCTATTTCATCAGAGTATAAAAGATTAGAAGAAAATTATTTAAAGCAGCAAGCTGTTGCTTCTAGAATTATTCCTTACATAAATAAGTGGGGGTGGTATAACGGTGGAACTGATGTAAGAAACCACCCATACAGATTAGACCTTAGTCTTGCTTTCGGTACTAATAACTTTGCCCCATCTAAATGGGATACGGGTAGATCACCACAAGGCTTCAGTCATGAATGGTATTACTTATGTGAATTTCCATCTTACTTTACGGATGATGCTATAAAATCATCTTGGAGTTATTTTGATGAAGCCCCAGTTGATAGCAGCTTTGATAAAACGGGTGCCTATGTACCAGGTACATTCCAAAGAACAGATAAGAATTTCTTTAATGAGTATTTTATAACAGATAGATTTAAAACCGGCGGTTCTATAAATTTAGTAGATAGACAACTTAGATACGGTAGATTTACTGGTGGTGATAGACAAAATTTTGCAGAAGCATTTTTAAGAGGCGTTAGAATTTCAGTTAAGCCTAAATCTAGCGGTGAAGAAAAACCTAACTTTAATGCCACGAAGCTATCATACATTAGAGATGGTAGGTTTAATGATTATATGTTCTCTGTTATGTTAGTACCTAATGCCCCAGATAAACCAAAGAATCAAATTAAATTTATAAAGAATGAGAAATGGAAAACCGTTGTTATGCTTATCTTTATTTCATTTGATGATGCATGTTTAAATGGCGGTAGACAGTCTATAGATAGGACATCTCTATATTCCATGAATAGTTCAATTGAGACACTAGCGGACTGTTCGCCTGATGTTTCATACGGTACATATTCATATCAAGATTCTGTGATGCAAGGTTCAATTAGTTTTACTTCTTCTAGTTGGGAACCTGCTGTTAATGCATATCTTATCCAAGGTGTACCTGATATCTTTGGTAATCCTACTAGGTTTATTAGGGATATCCAAATTGGATCAACTGGCCAATTTAATGACATCGGTTTTAAAATAGAAGGAACTAGTGACACTTACGTTATTAAAGGAATAAGTAGAGTATTAAATGACAATCAGCTTTATGCAAATGAGATAACAAAAAATGGTGTTAGTATTACATTACCTGATCCAACCGTCCCTTCTATTTCATTAAAGAGATCAACTTATGTTGTAATTGGCGGGGGGTATAATGAATATACTGATGTATTAAATAAAGTTAGTTTTGCTGAAATATTAAACGCAGTTAATGACGGAGACCCTAACATTATTTATGAAACTATAGATAAAAACGGAAATAGGGTTCTTAATCCTGATGGTAGTCTTGCTATGACCTTTGCGGTTCAATTAAGAGCACAGGAGGATATTCTAAAGGCTTCTTATATTGGGGTTTTACCGGATCCTAATAAACCAACTGTCTTTAACTTAACTGATATTATTGGTTATGATTTATCATTACAAACAAAACCAAGAATTAATCCTATAGGTAGACATTCGGGTTGGTATGAACCTATTACATCGCCTATACTGTTTTTTAAAGATCCATATTCAAATATAGATTTTGATAATTCTTATAATACAGGCAGCACAGGAAGCACGAGTAGTACATCATATCCTGTTATACCTGATGAGGTTTATAAGTTTAAGGTTTTTGAACTATGTAGATATGCTAACGCAGAATTTAATAGTACCTATTTAAATTTTGGACAACTAAAAAACTTTTTCTATCATAAGGTTAACCAAGAAGATCCATCTACGATTTTAGAGTTATCTAACGATAGTGCATTTCTTAGCTTATACCCATTAATCAATGAGGTAGGTATAGACTATAAAGATTTTTATGTATTTTCATCAAACTGGGAACCTGGTTATTTTATAAAAAGTATTGATAAGTCTAAGATACAGTCCGTGATTGGTACCAGATCAATGACAGAAAAGAAATCATTTTTTGGTTCAAAATATCTTAAGGTACCAGAGCAGATAACTTTAGAGACTTTTGTACCTAGTGAATTTTTCATTGATGCGATTAAAGACCCTGCTCTAATTGATGGAACATTTATGTATGAGGAAGATGAAGCCAATATTAAGTTTTACCTTTTTATACAAAAGAGATTAACAGAATACTTGTTTAACGAGATTAAGCCTAAGTTTGAAGAATACGTTAATCCTGAATTTGGGTTTGGTAATATTGAAACTTTAGATGATGATGTTAATCAATACATTGAGCAAAACATATTAAAGCTATATAAAATAGGTAGTATTAATTTCTATGTTAGAACTAATAGAGCCAACGTACCTCCTAATTATGATACGGCAGAATTAACTAATTCTGAAAAAGGTGCGGCTGGTCTTTCAATAGATAATAATGTATCATCTAAAATACTTAATACAAACCCATTTGATTTAAGGCTAATATATAACAAAAGGACCGGTTTCTCTGAATCTTTTGGATTTAGTGTTACACTAGTTAAAAAATAAATAAAGGAATGCCAATTACTATACAAGAACTGCTAGCATCGGATACCATATCACAGGCAGTTGATAAAATTAATTTTAATTTTGACCAGCTTATTCTGAATGGTGGAGGTCCTGTTGGGCCTGCTGGTGTTGCTGGGCCTACTGGTCCAATTGGGGGCAGAGGTATTAGAGGCGAAAAGTGGTATGAAGATCCTAATGTAACTGCAACCGATCCTAATACATTAATTTTCACGGACCTTATCGAAGGTGATAATTACCTTGATGCAAATGGGGTGGTGTGGAAATATAATGGAACATCTTGGGTTATAACACCCGTTGACTTAACTGGGCCTACTGGGCCTGCAGGTAGTGCAGATGGTTTTCTTTTCTTTGGTGGTTTCCCAGGTGGAGCACCTGCTGGTAATGAAAACGTTGCGTATCCTACACTGATGCCTAGTGGTACTGCAGGTGGTGCCAATTCAACCAATGAGGCGGTGCCTTCCCTGATCATTGCAGGTATACCCCAAAATGCGCCAGCAACTTCTGGTATAACTTACACCGATGCATATCAGATAAGTACGGCAATGATGGAAGATTTGGATTCATCTGTTGTGAGTACTATCATTCACCAAAAGGACAGTGGTACTAGTGCTATTAAGTTTATGGGTGGTGGTGCTTTATTATCTGAAAATTTTGAACAAGATGATGTTACTCAACTATCAGGCATAAAGTTAACTGAGGACGATACTTTAAACATTATTGTACCTAAACCTGCAACGTCACCTACTGTTATTAGCGATCTTATTGGATTTAATCTTAATACAAGTAGAAGAGGACAACAGTTTAGGGCAGGTAAGCAAATTGATATTATATCTGGGGTTGATAGTACTCCGTCAGGTTTAGTTTCTGAACACTCAGATATTACATTTACCGTTAACACAGCAAATCCTGCTACCCCAGCAAAACTTTCTATGGCCAGTACAAACACGGCTTCAACTGCTCTGTTTGAATTGGGTGGAAATATTTCATCACCTACAACTACTACAAACACAGGAAGAATTTATGGAGCTGCCGATAATGTTAGATTTGTTGGTGGTACAGAAGTAGGAATGAGAATTGGTAACAACTTTATGATAGTTGAACCAAGTAACATTACTATTGAAAGTGCATTAGGTGATGTTCAAATTAATACAAATAACAATGACTTTATTGTACAGGCTGGTTCATCCGGGACTCTTGATCTAAATGGTTTTTCTATTAGCGGTAGTGCTGCTGATGATGTGACATTCTCAGCTCCTGATATTGATCTTATTGGACCAGATATAAAGTTAAAAGCACAAAGTGGTACCCATCAACTATTTGTAGACAATAGCTCTATTACCACAGGTGGCATAAAACTTACAGGTAATGTGGTTTGGGATTATTCCGGTGTAGGTTCCCCATCCCCTTATACCTCAACCCGCCAAATACTTATTAGACCGCAGAACACCACAAACCCTCCCTTAATTATACAAAGCTTTTCGGGGGATGGGGGTACTTTGAAAGGTATAAGAATTGCAACAGGTACCGGTACCGGTGTCTTTGTAAATTCAACTGAAATTTATAATGCAGGTGTTTATATTGATGGTAATTCAGCAGCTACTGGTATTATAGGATTTAGATTAAATGCAGAGGATAGTGTCTCCAGCAGGAATCATACCCAGTTTCACGCAAAGCGAGATACAACTGAGATTGGAAATAGACTTCGGTATGTTAGGAGATCAGTAAACGTTAATCCATGTACTGCAGGTATTACTGGTGGTTCTGGTGGAACAGGTTATACTGTACCTGCTGCAGCTATGGATGCAACTTATCTTGATATCCAATTTGCCTATCCAGGAGGTCCTACCTCGCCGTCCCCCGCCGCATCCGACGATGAATTTGATTTCTATTTACCGGATGGTGCGTATGAAGGGCAAAAACTTGTTTTACATATAACGGCTGCACCGAGTAGAAATTTACTTAATGACGGGTTTGGGTACAGTTATTATGATTGGCCTTCAGCTTCTGGAAGTGGTGGAGAAATAACCATTTACGTTAAGAGCTCTTCTAATGGCTATAGCACAACCTATGAACAGATTGCCCAGATGGAAGTTGGAAAGGTGGGTTCTTCTCCTAGAAACGGTTCCGAATTTTTAGCTGAGTTTATCTGGAGTGGTAGAACATATACAGCAGTTGAGGATTCTATCGGTGGTTCTACAATCAGAAGAAGAACTATGGGTTGGATTATGGTAAGTGGCCCTGGTGTAGTTAGCGCTACGGCTGGGCAATATAAGGCGGTTGAAAATACACAACAATATTCTTAATAACTAAGAAATGAATATAGAAGATAGAAAAGAACTTAAAAACTTTATAGATCGCTATAAAGAAATTGAAACATCAATTGAATTAATGCAAAAGAGCATTGAATCTTTAGCGGAAAAAAGAGATAATCTTTTTGACGAGTTAGACGGCCTTAAGAAAAGGGAAGAAGCCTTTATGAATAGGTTAATTGAAAAATACGGAGCAAGTGAAGTAACCCCTCATAAGTTACTACAACTTTACGAAGAAGGTATATGATAGTTATTAAAAACATATTAGCTTTTTTAACAGATACAAGGAATACTAGAATGCTACTGTTAGGTGGAATTGTGGTATTGGTTATGCTATTGTTTAGACAGTGTCAGGCAACGGCGGAGGCCAGACGAGAAGTAACAAGAGTTGTGAATAACTATGAAGCTGCAAATGATACAATCAGAAATTACATAAATGAGTTAGGAAACGCAGAGGCAGAGAAAAAAGCATTAGTATTAACTCTCACGGAGGTTAGAGATTCATTAGAATTTGAAAAAAATAAACCACCAATTACTGTTATTAAGTATCGTACTAGAATAGTTGAAAAGATTGTTGAAGTACCGGTTTATCAAATAGATACCATCATAGGTGATTTTAGTTCTGCTTTTACTATTGATAAATGGTCAAGTTGGGGAAAGAGCTCTAGAAAAATTAAGTTTTTGGTTCCTTATGAAACGCAAGGTGACTCTCTTACCTTAGGTAATGCTACAATCGATTTGGAACAGAACATTTGGTTAACTGCATCAATTCTAAGAGATAAGAAAACTGAAGAGGTGTTTGTAAACTTAACAAGCGATTATCCAGGAACGACCTTTAATAGCGCGCAAGGAATTATGATTGATCCTAATAGCAAAGGTTTATTGGATCTTCAATATCAAAATAGAAAAACATTAGGACTGGGATTGCAATTAGGTGTAGGCCTTAGCGGTACGGGCTTTACTCCGTATGTTGGTCTAGGTTTAAATTACACCCCTAAGTTTTTACAGTGGTAAATAAATAGAATAGATGGAATCTTCTAGATTTATACAAATAACCCCAGAGATCTTGATTGAGTATATCTATACCGATCAAACGAATCCTACTACATTTAATACCTCTACTTATCCAATAGAGATAATGAGAGATGGGCATACTGGAGGATCTTATATGTTTAATACAGATTCTGTTTCTGCCACTATGGGTAATTACAGGGACATATCAGCAGCTGCACTAAATCAAAACAAATCGCAGTATGTATCATTAGATACTGATGTAGGTGTACCTTATAATGATTATGATCCGGAATTAACTGATAGTGCTAACCTACTGCAGACTTTTACACCTTTCCTTGATATTGAATATGATAGGGTTAGAGTACATTTTATTGCAGGATTTAATTTTCAAGGATATGATGGTTTAATTTTTAATGTAACATGTCCAAGAAGGGATGGCGTTGACATTAATCTTTCTGCTATTAATTTTCTAAAAGATGATACCCCGGTATTTAATCCTGACCCTTTACTTATAGCGGATAAGTTATTCTCAACATACATTGAATGGAGAGTACCTTCTCTGTACTTTATGAATGATAACTTTGTTACAAGTGATCCTAATGGATTAGGTTATAGGTTAACAGAAGGTCAAGGGTTTAAGACTACCCCAACATTAAATTTACAGGTACTAGGAATATCAAAAACTACTGTTGATAACGGCTATAGTTTTTATGAAGTACGTGAACTTAATGCAGTTAATATATTAAGTAGAGATATTTATGATAATCTCTATGCACAGGTAGTTGAATCAAGTATAGGTGATTACTTTGAACTAACTGGGATAGTTACAGGATCTTCTCTATCTAATTTTATCGCCCAGTTAAATTCTTCTGGTGGTGATTACATAATATTTCATGAAATTACTGTTAGTGAACAGATTGGAAGTTTATTTGAACAGTCAAGTAACCAGATAATATCGCAAACTACTGATTTTGATGAACCTATATTATTTAGGCCAATTATACTTAACAGTGCAATAGCGGTATCATTTGCAATTAACTATACATTAAGACTTTATAACAGAGCCGATAGTACACAGATTATTAAAAATGCTAGATTAGTTTCAACTGATACTAAGAAGTATGGAAGAAGACTTATGAAGATTAATTTAGGAGTAGTTCCTACTGTTGCTAATGTAGTTAATCAAATAGCACCTGATGATGGTAGAAATATTATCGTTTCAACAGGATCTTCTTTAGGATCCAATAGGGCTAATACATCTGAGCAGATTACAGAAAAATTAGTGGTTAAGACTAAGTATGTTACTAGCTTTAGGGATAGAATAAATGTAAAGGCATCAATAGCGCCGGTAAAAATACAAAACATAACAGAGACAGATGGCGGTACAAACTAACATAGCATTAACAGAAAAGGAGACTAAGATTTATAAGAAGTTTAAATCTCTTTCTGTAAATGAAGATCCTAAATTGCAAGGAGACGGTGTTATTAGAATATCTCCCTTTGATGATTACTTTTTGTTTACACTCTTTAATGAAATCAATTCTGAGAATGTCCCGATTGATTTGACTAATGTAGGTACTCTTTATATGGTTTTTGTTGGTCAGAATGATGAAATAAGAATTCCTAATTATACAAATGTACAGGATATTGATATGTCATCCGGGCAGGTATTATTTAGAATAGATAAGGAAAATTCAAAAAAGATACTTGCATTAGATAATAAAAACTTCTACATATCAACTATTATGGTTGATGCGGATGGTGAGTCTGATGAATCTGTAGTTTATACCGGAACCTTTTTATCATTTGAAGATGGAGCAAAACAATCAACCACCGATCAAATAGAGGAATTAAGAATTCAGTATTCTAAAGAACTTGCAGCATTGCAATCAAAAATAGAATCACTTAATACTACGGTATCGGATTTAACCGAGACAAATGAAGAGCAATTGGTTACCATAGAAGCTCTTAAAAATAGTAATGTTAATCTTACAAATGAAGTTGCATCATTAAGTGAAGCCTTAGGTGATTCGCAAGCCGAGACTTTACTAGCGGAAGCACAAGCGGCTCAGCGTGCGGCTGAATTGGCTCAATTGCAGAAGCAACAGCAGATTGCTTTAGCTTCATCTGGGACTGGCGGTTTTAATTATATAGCAGCTTCTAAGAATTTACAAAATTATACATTAGGCGTAAATCCTGTTACATCAGGTACTTCAGGAGTATCTTCTATAGTTACACGATCATTTAACCCACCTGGTCCAATTAGTGTTGCAGGTAGGGCACAGGGTGTAAGTGGTGTAAGTGGAGAAAGAGGAATTGATTAATTAAGATATGTTATTAAGCGCAAGAAATAATCAGTTTAGGTTTTCTTTTCCAAGAAACTTTATACCTAAGGAAATTGCAGATAAGTACAGACCTTATCTCAATCGCATGCCTGGTGGTTTAATTAAGGAACCTATTGACTTTTTTAATTATGGTATTCAATCGTTAAATTTACCAGGTCCTAGTTTTGATCCTACTACCCAAAACGATTTTCCTGGTAATACCAGAAGATTTAGATCAAGCATACCTAAACAAGAGCTCTATGATAAATCATTGACAGTAACAATGCAAGCGTTTGATGGGTGGGTTAATTATTGGATGGCGGTTGAGGTCTTTGATTATTACTATAGATTAGATGGTAAGAATCCATTTTTACCAGAAGGAGTAGGAATCCAAATGTTAGATGGTGAAGGTAACGTATTTGTTACTGCTAGGTTAGGCGAAATGATTATGTCTAGTGTTAGTGCATTAGATCTTAATTTTTCAAGTAACACAATTGAATTCCAAACGTTTGATATAGACTTCTCATATAACATTCTAGATGTCACGGTAAATCTTACCTAATATATAATTAAATCAATAAGTAGAATAATGAAAACTTTTAAAGATTATCTTACCGAGACTCATACTGATTCTTTAGACATCTATCATACTTTAAATGAATCAAATTTGACAGAAGAACAGGAAGCTGCGATCGACGAAGCAGTCTCTCGTATTATGGAAGAGCACGAGAAAGGCAAGAATATTGAAGAAGTAATGGAAGAAATTGTTAATGAAGGTATTCTAGGCTCTGTATTAGGTGGTCTTACTGGTTTTGCTTTAGGTAAAGCAGTAGGTAAAGCTCTTGCCAAAGTATTAGGAATTGAAAAAGGTGCTCTTTATGATTTGTTAACCAGTCGATTAGTAGGTGCTGCTCTCGGTGCAGTACTTGGTAAGAGGCTCTAATATTTGTAATGTGATTTACATAGGAATAGACTTCTCTCTTAATAGTCCAGCTGTTTGTACACAAGATAACAAAGGTAAGTACAGATTCATTTCATTTTTTAATTTTGGTAACCGTCTTTGGGAAAGCGAAAAGATCCCAAAGGCATTTTCTGTGCATAAGGAACTTTCCGATGATAATACAATTTTAGCAATACCCTATAACAGACAAGTTGACAGTAAAGACTTTCTTACTAGGGAGAGGCAGAAGTTAGACGATGGTGCTGCAATTGCTCAACTTATGTCTGATGTTCTAATTACTTTTTACGGTACCCAAAATGTTACAATTGGTCTTGAAGGATTTTCTTATGGATCTAAAGGTAACTCCTTTATCGACATTGTACAATACAATACCTTTTTAAGAAATGCTATTTTGCAAACATATGGGTCAGAAAAGATAAATGTATTTCAACCATCTCATGTAAAGAAATTGGCTGGTAAAGGTAATGCAAATAAACACTACATGGTTAAGGCATTTCAAGATGATGTCTTTAATGATAAAGACCTTAGAGATACAAAATTTTGGAAATGGTGTAAAGGAAAGGACTTTTCGGAAAAGATCCCAAAACCTATTGATGATCTTGTAGATTCATACTTTATACTTAAATCTATACAAGCTAACCAATAAATACTATTCTTTCAATCAATTAGTTAAATTTTATATTGTAGATCCAGAAAATAGTTTCAGCTTTTTTATGATAAAGGCAATAAAAAATAGAATAATTCTTATAAAGGATGAACAACCAGACAAAATTGGTTTAATCTATGTACCGAAATTAGAAGGGCAGCACGCACCGCCTTATTCAGGTACAATCATTTCAGTAGGCCCAGGCGTAGAAGATACTGATTATGTGGAGGGTGCTCGTGTACTATTCCACGACTTAGCAGGTACCGAATTTGAAGTTGATGGACAAAAAGTGTTTAGTATCAGGGATAACGATGTGACTGCAATACTTTATGATAAAAATATTCAAATTCGCTGAAACTAAGTAGGGAATTGGATATATAATTAACAAAGGAACTGATTATTCAGGGACTTTTAAACTGGCACTAACGAGGCAAAGAATATTGGCAATTCCCGGGCAAGCAAATAGGCAATGCTAAGTTAGGCTTTTAATAAACAAAAGTTAAACTTAAAAAAAGGCAAAGTAAAATGGCAAATGAATTTGACATCTTCAGTGTAAGCGTTAATGACCTTGACACTGGCGACAGAGAAAGAACCGCTGGTTCTGATCTCTACGCCCCGAAGCCCGACCAAGGGCAAGACGGTACTTACCGTTCTCTAATTAGGTTTCTACCTAACATTAAAAATCCACGTAAACCTTTCGTTCGTAAATTCGTTTATTGGTTAGAAGACCGTGACGGAAATGGTTTCTACGCTGATTCACCATCAACAGTTGGAGATAAGTGTCCAGTACAGGATATGTTCTTTAAACTTCGTAATAGTGAATCTGCTGTAGACAAAAAAATGTCTGAAAGTTTAAAGCGTAGAGAAGTATTCTATGCGTTGGTTCAAATCGTAAAGGATCCACAAAACAGAGATCTTGAAGGTCAAATCAAAGTATTCAAATTTGGATATAAGATTAAGACTAAGATTGATGAAGAATTGAATCCACAGTTTGATGAACCTACTCAGGTATTTGATCCGTTTGAAGGTAAGAACTTTGAATTGGTAATCTCTAAGAAAGGTGGTTATCCTAACTATGATTCTTGTAAATTCCAAGGTTCTAAATCTGCAATGGCTATCCAAGGTGAAAATGTAACTGATTCCGACGAAGGAAGAAAGGCAATCTTGGAATACCTTAAGGATGCACCTGATCTTGGTAACTTTGATTACAAGGCATGGACTGACGAAACGCGTAACAAAGTAATGAATGTACTTTCTCAATACAGCTCGCCGGGGGCTTCTATTGAAACTGTTATGAAAAAGTCTGAACCTACATCCCAACCAAAGAAAGTTGAAAAAGCGGCTGAAGCCGTAACTGAAACTGCCGAAGCTTCAACAGATTCTTCAGGCGGAGACGACTTTGATGATTTCATTAACGGATTAGATCTTTAATCCTATGGCAACGGAAGTAGTAATTTCTTCTGAGATGAGAACTCGGATTATCGATAAGATAGTCCGGGTTCTTCATCATAGCCATTCTCACCCAGAGAAAAGAAGACCGTTAGAGAGTAGGGACCGCTTAAATTTTGCATGTCCTTACTGTGGCGATTCCTCTGATAACCCTAGAAAGAAAAGAGGTAACCTTTATTGGAACGATCTGTATGTACACTGTTACAATTGCTCTGCTCATGTTTCATTAGATGTATTCCTAAAGGATCATAATCTAAATTTTGAAGGAGAAGATAGAGTAGAGGTTTTAAATTACATAAAGGAAAATAAAAGAAACTTTTCATTTGGTGAAAGTTTAGACTTTTACCTTTTTGATAAAGCAAAAGAACTTGCATTAACCTTTGATGAAATAGCATTAGGATTTAATGTCTATCCAATTAATTCATTAACATATAGAGCTTATCCATATCTTAAGAGTAGATTACTTCATCATAAAGCTGCTCACTTCGGATATGACCCTCGTAGAAAAGAACTCTTTGTTTTTAACCTAACACCAGAAGGTAAGATATTAGGTTTTCAAACTAGAGCATTAGATGGAAATGGCCCTAAATACAAAACATGGAATATCCAAAGAATTTATGATAGATTAAAGAAGCCACTGAATGTATCCGATGAAGAGTTAGATAATCTTAATAAGATATCAATGTTGTTTGGTATTCTTACGGCTGACTTTAGTAGAGAATTCACTGTATTTGAAGGTCCTATAGATTCTATGTTTATGACAAATTCAATAGGCTTAACTGGAGTTAAGAAACAGATTATTGAATTCAATGAAATACCTACGGTGAGGTACTTTTTTGATAATGATGTTGAAGGTAAAACCAGAATGATAGAAAAACTTAAAGCAGGTCAACATGTATTTATGTGGGATAAGTTTTTAAAGGATTATGCTATACCAAGTAAAAAGGTAAAAGACCTTAATGATTTGGTTAAGTATGAATACTCTAATCGTACTGGGTGCCTTAAAGAGATTGATAGATATTTTACAAATAACCACTTGGACATTATTTTTATATGATTAAGAATTTCATAACATTTGTAAACGAACAGTTTGATGATTTCTATGAAGACTTTGAAGATAGTCAAAAAAGACTTAAGCTGTTTGCTAAATTTACAAAGAGTGAATTGAATCATGAAGAAAAAGGAATTAAGATCGGTAATCCTAAGAAAAGGTTTCAACCTAAAGTAAAGGTTATGTCTAAGAAAACTGATAAAGGAATATTTTAATGGCGTTTGATGATACACAGATAAAACAGGCTAATGAAGAATTAGAAACTCGGTTGGCCAATGATCGTATAGATTGGAAAAATAAGATCAATGATCTTGTCCATAAGATTAAGAATATGAATGACTTGGCAGAATGTCAGGTTAATATGCTATCCTATAGACAAATACTTTTAGATAAGGTTACTGATTTTAAGACCATGATATATAAAAGGAACGCGACATGGGAAAGATACTATCGCCAGCAATATCGTGAATATACTCTTGACTATGATGTAAAGTTAACGAGTGGTGAAAAACACCAATTCATTAAAGCCGACCTATCTGCACTAAGAACACAGATTGATATGTTACAATCCCATGTTGATTATTATTATGAATGCATTAAGACATTGGATAATATGGCATTTGCAATTCGTAATAGAATTAGACTTGATGACGAACAACAATAATGGAACTATCACTCTCTGATAATAAAAAGTTTTTGGTTATTGACTCATGTACTGAATTGGAATATGAGCAGCTAAAAAGTAGCTTAACCAAAAAGATTGAAGGATGGCGATTCCACCCTTTGGTTAAAAAGAGAGTGTGGGACGGTAACATTTCATTCATTAAACGTAATAAGATACCTGCCGGTTTATGGAAAGAGGTCATTGATATTTGTAAAGAATATGATCTTAAGTATAGCCTTAACGGTATAACTGAAATCTTTGATACCAATATCAAGGAATCAGACTTTTTAGATTGGGTTGAAGACTTTTTTAAGGATTCTGATATTAAGCCTAGGGATTATCAAATTGACGCAGCCTTTAAGATCCTAAGGTACCGCCGCTGTCTTGCTGAACTAGCAACCTCTGCTGGTAAAACTCTTATCTCATTTATGGTGGTTGCCTATATGATGGAACAATTAGGTATTAAGAAAATTTTGATGATCGTACCTAACGTTAGTTTGGTTGTACAGGCTACTGGAGATTTTGAACAATACAATAAAAGTAGAGTTCCAATCAGAATCCAACAGATTTATGCAGGCGTTAAGATAAGAAAAAGCTCAAACATTGTTATTGGTACTTATCAATCGTTAACCAAGAAAGATGAGGAATACTTCCAACAGTTTGATGCTGTCTTTGTAGATGAGACTCATAAGGCAAAGGCAAACTCAATTCAGAAAATCATGGATATGTGTTGGCATTGTGATTATCGTTTTGGTCTTAGTGGAACTATTCCAAAAAGAGGTACGGTTAATCGCTTAAGTCTTATGTCAGCCATGGGACCTTTGGTTACACAAGTTAAAGCCAATTACCTACAAGACGAAGGGCATATTGCAAAATGTAAAGTGTTACAGATCCACATGGATTATGCAACTAATGAACAGAAGGAAGCATTCTCTAACTTATCTAAAAATCCTTATGATAGACAAAAACTGTTTACATTAGAACAAAACTTTATTAACCAGAGCGACAAAAGGCTAGAGTTTGTATGTAATGTAATTAAAAAGTCAACTTCTAATTCTCTTGTCCTATTCCATAAAATTGCATACGGGGAAAGACTCTATCAAAAGCTAAGAGAAATAACAGATAAGAAAATCTATTATGTAGATGGCTCGGTTAATGCAGAGATCCGCGAAGAGTTTAAAAAGAGAATGGAAAAAAATGATGATGTAATTATTGTTGCGTCTTATGGTACTTTTTCTACAGGTATTTCCATTAAAAATATACATAACATCTTTTTTACAGAATCATTTAAGTCTGAGGTTATTATTAGACAATCAATCGGTCGTGGTTTAAGAAAGCATGCATCTAAAGATACTGTTAAGATTTATGACTTTATTGATGACTTTAGATATAAAACTGAAGATCATGATTGGTTAAACTATATTTACCGCCACGGCATGTCACGGAGAACAATTTACAAAGAAGAGAAATTTCCATTTGATGTACAAAATATCAAATTCTAATATGTAATATCTTTCTTGATGTACATGGATATATAAAAAAAGAACAAAAAAAGCAATTTACAATGAAGCCTATTAAAAAGTTTTCAACGATTTCAACTGGTACTACTAAAAGTACCGACTCTATTTTGGAATCTGCAAATCTTAGCCCAGAAGCATTAGCTGAACTCGTTCAGAAACTGGGTTATAACAATATTGATGAAGTAAAGAAAGAAAAAGCTTTACTTTCTAAGTTAGAAGCTCTACTTAAAGAGTTTGCCCCTAAGGACGATGTTAGCGAAGACGATGCTGAAGATATCGAAGATGAGATTGTTGCTATGGGAGAACCTAAATCATTGGAAGATGAAGAAGGTGAAAAGGAAGAAGATAAAGAAGTAGGTGCTGAAGGCGAGGTTGCTGAATCTGACGATGACGATGACAACGATGACGACGAA